TCATTCTGAAGTAATAAAATACCGTTAAGATATACTTGAACCTTACCTGTAGAGTATCTTAAAGTGGTGCCATTGAGATCTGCACCGCTAAACGAAGTTTGATCTTGTGTAGCTTTAAACTCGAATCTATCTATAGTTAATACATCAGACTGTACACCTAAGTATCCTACAACAGATAATACATCATCTGAGTCAGGAGCTGTATCTAATGTAATAGTAGAACCATCAGTTGCTGTATAGTCAGTACCATCAGTTAACAATACTCCGTTTAAGAAAACTTGTACTTTATTAACAGCATATGATAAAGTATTACCATTATCATCTGCACCTGTAAAGTCAGAGTCTAAACTACCAGTAGCTGTAAAGGTAAACACATTAACTGCAATTGCTTGTTCACCAGGATTTTCTTGAATAATAGCTACTACCTGATCACTATCAAAACCGGCACCTCCTCCACCTGAAGGATTTTCATTAATGATAGCTACAATTTGATCAGAATCGAAACCAGCGCCGCCACCTTGGCCTCCAGAGTTAGCACTGTCAGAATCTTGTTCTGTTCTCAATTGATTTACTGTTTCTTGAAGAGCCTGAATCTTTAAACTATCAGAGTCTACATCATTACGTAAATCTGCTATTGCTTTAAGATCAGAGTCTGTAATACCTGAACCAGCATTTTCTAATATCATAGAAGCAATTTGTTCAGAATCAAAACCTTTTTTACTTACTAAGATATTACCAACCATAGATCCATGATTAGTACACTGATAAACTAACTTATCTGGAGCATCCATAGGTACTGTAAATACAACTCTACCGACGGCTGCTGCGTTATTTGTCACACCGTCACTATACGCACTACCACCATTTGATAATCTAATTTCGAAAGGATGACCAGATGCGTTTACATTAAAATGATAAGTATGACCTCTCTGCAAATATAAGGTAGGATTATCAGATGAAGAAGGAAAACCATCTCCGGTAAATGAGTAAGCTGATGCTCCGTTATTACCCACTGTAAATTGAGTGTCTGTAACTCTAGCTACACTCTCACTATCTAGATGAGTTACATTTTGTAAAGTATCTACATCACCTCTTAATGTCTGTATAACTAAACTATCTGAGTCAACATCATCTCTTAATCTAGCCATTACAGTAAGATCAGAGTCAACTAATACATTAAGAGCTTCTATTTCAGTAGCAATAGCTTGAATTCTTGTTGAGTCAGAATCAGCATCTCTACGTAGCGCAGCAATCGCAACAGTATCAGAGTCTGCAGATATAGCATCTACCCAATCAAAACCATTTGTAGAATCATTCCATCTTAAATATTGCCCATCATTTGCATCAGCTGTATCTAAAGTAAGACCTGAAATAACAAGTCTAGTAATTTCAGAATCACCTAATGAGATTAAGTTCGAACTATCACTATCAGGTACAAAGGCTTTTCTACCTATAGCAACAATATTGCTACCATGTACTGTTCCTTTATTTTGGAAATCAGCAGCATCTTTACCAATTAAGACATTTTCGTTACCTTTAAAGTTTAACCCTTGACCAACTCTAGCTTGTCCTACATCTCTACCTATAAGAACATTATCTGTATTAGTTGCAATACCTCTACCAGCTTGTCTACCAAGAGCAATATTATCTGTACCGGTAGCTGTAGGCCAACCCAAACCAACACCAGGTGCCATCGCATTCTGACCTATTGCAATATTATCAGATCCGTTTACGTTATCACCAGTACTTTCACCAATAAAAGTGTTTCTTGTTCCTGAAGTAGAAGAAGTACCTGCACTTGCGCCAATATGAATATTACTTGTACCAGTTAAACCTGCTCCACTTTTACCAGCAGTCGCTCTACCAATACCAATATTACTACTACCAGATATTCCTTCACCAGCTTCAGCACCTATTAAAATACTGTAGTTGTTGTTATTCATAGAGTGATTATTAGCAGCATCATAACCTATCTTTACAGCTTGATTTGTTAATGGTCCTGCATTAATCTTACTATTAATAGTTGCTATTTCAGAGTCATGATCAGCAATATCAGAGTCTACATCTCTTCTAAGCTCACTTATCTCTCCTGATTCAGAATCTAGATCAGATCTTAATGATTCAATATCAGAAGTGTTAGACTGAATTACTGTACTGTCAGAATCTACATCTGATCTTAATACATCTATATCACCTTGTAGAGATTGTATTACTGTTGAATCTGAATCAACATCTCTTCGTAATGCTGCTACTGCTGCAACATCTGAATCGACAGAACCTGAAACTACATTTTCGTTAATAATAGCAACAACTTGATCACTATCAAAACCCGCCTGTACAGTTCCTAAGAATTTAACAACAGATAATATATCATCAGAGTCAGGAGCGCTTATTAAAGATATACTAGAACCATCTGTAGCTGTGTAGTCTGTATCTTCTGTTAATAGAATTCCGTTAAGATATACTTGAATCTTACCTGTGGTGTAGGATAGTGTAGAACCGTTATCATCAGTACCGCTAAATTCTGAATCGTTGTTAGGTGCTGTAAAAGTAAATACTGTAGTTTCAATTGTTTGTGAACCTGGATTCTCTCCAATTATAGCTACAATCTGATCACTATCAAAACCAGTATCATCAGTTGCGCTTTCTAATGTATTAATTCTAGTATTGAAAGCTGCAAAATCAGAATCTAGATCAGTTCTTATAGATGCTATTACAGATAAGTCTGAGTCAAGACCACTGTTTAGATCATCTACTATTAGTTGAATTGCTTGAATCTTAATACTATCAGAGTCAATATCATTTCTTAAATCTGCTACTACTTGTAAATCAGAATCAGTTAAACCTGTGGTGTTATTGTTAATTATATCGATAACGTTATCACTATCAAGAATAGTGTTTACTACTTGACCGTTAATAGTTGTCTGACCACTAATAATAAAGTTACCTTGATTCTTAGCAGTTCTAAGAGTCATATCACTATCATCATAACCAGAGTCAACACTTAACTGTTCACTGTTATCAGAATCAATAACTGTAACGTTATCAAGTAGGTCACTAGATCTAGGAATAATTTCTAAATCAACAGTAACGTTACCATAAATTGTAGCTAAAGTTCTAAATGCAAACACAAACTCTGCTGGGCTTGTCTGCTTAGTCCATAATTGTGGTACTATATATTTTCCGTTATTATATTCTTCATCATAGAAAATAGACCAAGTTAAATTAGGAAGAGTGACAGATCTTAACGCTGCACTAAAATAAACAGTGTGTACTTCTGATGCGTTTTGAGCTGTCATTCTACCTGAAACTTGATAATTTTGAGAATTACCGTCTGGAACAATTACAGCTACTTTTTGATAGTCACCGTTTTCGAAATAAGTACCATGATTACCACCATAGTAAACTTGGTTAAATTTCATCATATTAGAATTGTTAAATCTAATTTGAGTGAAGTAAGGGCTGTCAGAATCGACACCGAAGATTGGACCGTTTAAAGTAGCAGTGTTTAAAGTAACATTATCTAGAGAACTACCTTCAATAGTACTTAATACTTCATCACTATCTAATACTCTAGATACAGTATTACCACCAAGAGTTAAATCACCCTCGATGGTTACGTTTTCAGACACGGTTAGTCCGTGTCTTACTTTAAAATCTTTCGATGCCATCTAGTTCACTTTCCCTGTTTGGCGGATGTAGGGAGGAGATTAACTCCTCCCTTTAATTATTTATGTGTGGTTAATATGCTGTCTAATCGCTTTTACGTTACCAGCACCATTGGTAGGTGTCGCTCTTAGACGTACATTACCACCGCTAATGTCTGCATCAAGAGTAATAAACTCACTATCATGTGTAGACACTGTACCGTATTCTGTAATGTATGCGTTAGTATCATCATGAATAACAATTACTTCAGTTGCCATGTAAGATGAATCATTAGAGTCAGCGGAAATAAAGTATTTTACTGACCTGTAATCACCTGTAGCAAATTCGTCTAATGTAAATGTAGCTTGTGAAGAGTAATCAGTATTTACATCATCAATTTTGCCTTCAATGTCAGTTCTTAACGCTTGAATTGCTAACTCATCAGAGTCAAGTCTTGCTTCTACATCAGCACTTGTATTTTCTCCAATAATAGCTACAACTTGATCTGAGTCAAAACCAGCTTGAACTGTACCTAAGTATTTTACAATACTAATGACATCATCAGAATCAGGTGGATCAACAAAAGTTACTGTAGAACCGTCCGTAGCTGTATAATCAGTTCCTGATGTTTGTAAGATACCGTTTAAGTAAACATGAATCTTATTAACTACATAGCTTAATGTTTGGCCATTATCATCAGCACCTGAGAAGTCAGAATCTTCATTATTAGCCGCAGTAAATGTAAATACACTTACTTGAATAGAAGTGTTACCACCTAAGTTATCAATTCTTGTATTAATAGTCTGTAACTGAGTTTCATCAGAGTCTAGTCTAGTCTGAATTGTTTCAATATCAGTACCTAAAGATTGAATCTTTGTTTCATCTGAGTCTGCTCTATTTTGTAGAGTAGTAATGTCACTAGAAAATGATTCCTGCAATGCTTGGATAGCAGTGCTATCTGAGTCAGCATCAGCTCTTAATCTAGCAATTTCACTTGCATCACTATCTGCATCTCTTCTTAAATGACCAATCTCGATAACATCAGAGTCAGCATTTGTTTCTAAGATATCGATACGACCTGCTAATGATTGAATAACTGCACTATCAGAATCAACATCTTCTCTTAAACCATGTACTACAGCAAGATCAGAATCAGCCATTCCAGTGACGTTATTATTAATAAGATCAATAACATTATCAGAGTCTAATGTATTTTGAGTTACATACTTTACAGTAACAAGATCTGAATCATTTGTTGGGTTATAATCTGCATAACCAACTGAGATTCTAGTAAAACCTGTAGAGTCACTATTACCACCTAATACAAGTTGATTAGGTTGTGTAGCTCTTGCACCATAACCTATAACACCTGAATAATCTAAGTCAGAGTCTACATCAGCGTCTCTACCAATTGCAATGTTACCTGTACTTAAACCAGCTGAACCTTGACCAATTGCAACAGACCATTGACCGGTTTTTGCGGAATCACCAATTGCCACTGATCTAGTATCAGATTGAGCGTTATTACCTAAGCTTACACTTGATACTTTACCTTGTGAATATCTACCAATAGCTATTGTATTACTATTATTAGCTACTGAGTTAGCACCAATTGCAATTGCACCAGAAGATGTTGCTTTAGCCCGGGCTCCTGTACCATTATACTGGAAGAAACCATTACTTATACCCGAAGCACTTAAATCAGAATCGATATTATCTACTCTATTATCTAATAATTGAATAGCCGTTTCGTCTGAATCAAGAATATTATTAATTGTTTGGATGTCTGTAGTATGGCCACTTACTGTCTGGTTTAATGTGTCATGATCAGTTCTTAACTGCTGGATAATGGTTGAATCTGAGTCAGCATCTGATCTTAAAATGTCAATTTCACCCTGTAAAGACTGAATTACGGAACTATCACTATCAATATCTTCTCTAAGAGCGGCAACAACAGCGAGATCAGAGTCGTTATTACCTACTTCTTTAACAATATTAATTACCGATTCTGAATCGAATACGGTAATGGTACCACCTTTGTAGGTAATATCTCCGCCTACTTCTAGGCCGTTACGTACTTTAAAATCTCTAGTTGCCATTTTTAAACTCCAAAATTATACTTTATTTATTATTAGTCAATTTGAGTCCTAATGAAGGACACATTTATATTAGCAAATTCAGGTGTTATAAGAAGTCTAACTTCTTCACCTGAAACATCTGCGTCAATAGTAAACAGATCACCACTTCCGGAATCTATTATTGAATATTCTGTAGCATATGCTACACTAGTATCATGATTAAGTAGAACTTCGCTCGACTGCCAGTCCGAATCTTTTCTAGCAGATATCATATACTTTATAGTCTTATGTTCGTTTCTATCAAAAGTATCTAATACTTGATCTTCTGTTGTAGTAGTGAACGTAGCATCATTAAGTCTGAAAGGTGTTCTGTTAATAACATAATCAGAATCTATATCATTCATCTCAGCTCTTAATTGAGCTATAGCTGCAGCATCACTATCCGCGGCTCTTTTGAGATCAGCAATAGCTACTGCATCGCTGTCTGCATCTTTTCTTAAATTAGCAATTTCAACTACATCTGAGTCTGCATTAGTAAGTAACAATTGTATACGTACAGTTTCTGAATCTAGATCTAATCTAAGCTTATCTACTAGCTCTTGAATGTTTTGAATTTTAATTGAATCAGAATCAACGTCATTTCTAAGATCTGCAACTATTTGCAAATCTGAATCAGTCATTCCTGTACCAGAATTTTCGTTAATTATAGCAACAATCTGATCTGAATCAAAACCGCTAGAAGAACTTAAACCAAAGTTACCTACATACGTGTAGGCTGCAATATAAACTGAATTACCAGATATACCAGAAGGTAAATTATTACCAATAAAGTTTAGTACACCTGCTTGATAATCAAAATACCATTCGTCATTGTTTCCAGAACCAGCAGCAAAAACTTGGTTTGATATATCAGCTGCATTGTCACTATCATTAGAAGTATGAATATAAACTTTAGCTTGATATGTTGAACCAAATTCAGGCGGTATCCAATCAGTTTTATTAGCTAACCAAGTTCTATTAGTAGTAGCTGTAGCATCCGCTTCTAGTTCCAAAACATTATAGTATCTAACTACACCAGTAGTTGAACCAGGAGCTGTTGCAGGAATATCAGCTGATTGTGCCCATAAAGTATCTGATCTTATTAAAAGAGGAGAGGCTATAGCTTCGTTTGTAGGACCTTTTTGATCACTAGTATCTGTTTTCGTAGCACCGAAAGCTAGTTTCTTAAACAGGAGGTCAATTTTTTGTGCGTCAGTAATAGCCATTTTATGTAATACTCAACCCTGTTATTGTATCTCCGGAATCTAAACCAATTCTAACTAAGATAATATTATTAGTAGCATTTGAAGATGAAATAGTTCCAAGTGTCATAGTTTTAGCTCCACTCAAAGCACCTGAACCTATTACATCACTACCTGTAGAAGCACAACCATCTGATCCATTACCACCATTACCTGTATCGGAGCCTGGGACACCTGCACCTGCATACTGTGCTCCACAATTTAACCAACCATTTAACCCTGAAGCAGAATCAATAGTTGTTCCTGGTACTGCTATCCAAACACCAGCTACACCAGTACTAGATGTTATATTTAAGTTAAAATTACTTACTTGTGTTCTTCTAAAAGCAAAGGTAAAATACTGTGTACCTGTTAATCCTGATCTATCTGGTCCTTTAGGTAAGTAACCTGATGTAAAATCAGTTACATCATGTTTTAATGTACCCATTCTAATAATAGCTTCTTGACCTTCAGAATCTATATCCGCTGCTTGAGTTGATTCAGAATACACATTATTAGTGTAATGATTTATAGAGCTATTTACAGGAGGGTTATCTGAATCTGCTACATAGTCTAAAATTCTTACAGCATCGTCATCATAACCTGCGCCTAAACTATCACTTACTGCTACAGCTATCTCTGATATACCATATTGTGAAGACGTGTGCACTGCTATTTTATGTGAAGTAATATTAGTATAAGAACCAGAACCGTTTACATTAGTACCTCTAATTCTTAGATTGTCAACAACTCTAACATTAGAAGTGGTAATAGGAACTGTTAAATCTCCTATTGCATATGCACTTGAAACACCAGTATCGGCTAATGGAATACCTCCAGATAAGAATGTGGTACTTCCATCAATGTTTGAATATGTATAATCTCTATTAGAGATCGCATTACCAGAACCTTCTGCAGGAGAACCTGATTCAACTTCAATAGGATCTGAAATATTAGCGTAGGTTTGTCCACTTATATTACTTACAGTAGTTCCGGATAATGTTAACTGTGGAGATCCTGAATTATAATAAGGAATACCAGAAATATATCTATAAGTACCAGCTGTTGATTCTGATAATGTACCTGTACTTGAAATTGATGGTGTTGAAGTCACATCATCATGAATAAAGTGCACAGTGTTAGTATCACCGGTTGCATCATGAGATAATTGATAAGAATGTGAACCTGCACTTAAGCTAGACTTTGAAACTCTAGCTTTGAATACTTCATACTTATTAGGAGCATAAATGGACGAAGCAAACGATACAGTAGAACCAGAAGCGTTTATAGTATTAGCATCAATGTCTTCAGTAACTACTAATGATGTATAAGTACCTGAATCGTTTCCTGTAGTAAATGCTTTGGAACCATCAGTACTACCATCAACTTTCGCACTTAAAGTACCAGAAGCAGCATCGTGAGCATACGTTGATATTGTACTAGATGAAATTGTACCTGAACCTATTGTTCTAGTTACACTATCACCAGCATTAATTGTTGTACCACCTGATACGTTGTCTGTAAACCCTGAAGCAGCTCTTGGTGAAGTACCTGTTGAAGAAGGAGCGCTTATAGTCTTAGTACTTAATCCATTAGGAGCAGCTATTTCAGAATCATACACTTTAATTAAAGAAGATGTACTTAAAGGAATAACTGATGGATTAGCAGTGCCATGTGTTTGTAGAGTTAATTGTATAGTATGTCTTCCTGTGCCAGAATCAGTAGTGTAGGTATGAGATATTCTGTTACCATCTACACCACCATCTTCTGAATTAGAAACTGAATCAGAATCACCATCACCCCATTCTATTTCAAACGTTGCAGTTTGACCTGTAGTATTTGTTGTAGTATTTTCAAACCAAATAGTCTGTTCTGTCTCTACACCAGTAGTTCCTAAATTAATAGAACTACCTCCTGATTCTTGTAAATAAATTGCAAATGAAGCAACAGGATCAGCACCGTATAATACAATGTAATCGTTTCTTAAAGATTCAGCAAAAGAACCTGCTCCTCTGCCATTATTATTTCTTGCTACAACTCTTACACTAAATGGTGTGTTTGTATTATCATTATACGTATGAGAAGGAGTTGAATCAGAAGTATCTGAATCTATAGTTTCACCTTCACCCCAATAGACATCGTATCTGTTAGGGTTCCCATCAGCATTAATAGTAAGAGTTACGTTCATACCTTCACCACCAGAAGTTTGGTTAGCGGTAAAACTTACATTAGTAACAGCTGTACTATTAAGTACATTATGCATAGCTTCGTTTAACTGATCAATAGCTGAAGTAACAGATGTATCAGAATCAAAAGTCTCAACAATGGCTCTAGGAGACTGGTATTCTGAATCATAGGCTTCTGTACCTAAATAAATCTCTCTTGCATTAGTAGATCCTTCAGTAGTGTTTTCGTTTATAATAGCTACAATTTGATCTGAATCGAACCCTGTATTATCTGAGACATTTTCATTAATAATATTTACAATACCATCAGAATCAAAACCTGTTGATCTGTTTGCAAAATCAGAGTCTAAATCTCTTCTAAGTATTCTAATCTGAGCTGATTCTGAATCCAGATCATTACGTAATATAGATACAGTAGTTAAATCAGAATCTTCTAAGCCATTAAATAGAGCTATTTTATTATTGAATAATGCATAATCAGAGTCTACAGATTCTCTTATAGCTTGTATTGTTACACTATCACTATCAGCATCTCTTCTTAACTCAGCAATTGCTGAAGCATCAGAATCAGCACCTGCTTCTAATATACCTACTCTAGTAGATAAGTCTTGTATCTTAGTTTCATCTGAATCAAGTCTAATATTTGTAATATAGTTGTTTGCTTGAATAGCAGTTTCATCTGAGTCTAATCTATTAGTTAATGTTTGAATATCAAACTTTTGAGTTTGTAGATTGTTTTGAATTGCTTGTCCATCAGAATCTACATCAATTCTAAGAACAGTAATAGCAGATGCGTCAGAATCTAATCTTGTTAAGATGTCTTGAATTCTTAAAGTTTCACTATCTAGATCTCTACGTAATGCAGCAGTTGCAGCAACATCTGAATCCATAGAAGACTGGTTTTCATTTATTATTGCAACAATTTGATCAGAATCAAAACCTTGAGCAGCACCGGAATCTGAATCAACATCGGCTCTAAGTGCTCTTATTTCAGCAATTTCAGAATCTAGATCAGAACGTAACTTTCTAATTTCAGTTGACTCAGAATCAATAGATGCTCTTAAGGCTGAAATAGCAAGTGAATCAGAATCACTAGCAGCTAACAATGTTTGAATTCTTAAAGTTTCAGAGTCAATATTAGAGAATAGTTTATTAATATTGGAACTTTGTACACCATTAGTTTGAACTACTTGATCTATTCTTGTTCTTAAATCTTGTATAACTATTTCATCTGAATCTAATCTTGCATTTAAAGTACTGGCATCACCTAGCTCAACTTGAACAACTCTATTATATAAATTTTTAATATCAGAATCATGTTTTTGAATTACTACAGAATCAGAATCTACATCAGCTCTTAGAGCTCTTATTTCAATAGACTCAGAATCTAATCTATCAAATAACACTTCAATAGATGTTTCATCAGAATCTAATTCTGCTCTTAACAATCCTATCAAATTTGCATCATATTCAGCATTAGTTTTACTATCCTGAATAGCTAAACTGTCGCTATCAGCATCTCTTCTTAACTGAGCAATTGCAATAGCATCAGAATCAGCATTTGATTCTAGTAACTGAATCCTATCTTCATGATCTCTAATAACTGTAGATTCTGAATCTAGATCATTTCTTAAAATGCTTAATGTTTCGTAATCAGAATCAGCTAGTTTAGCTCCGACAGCTTCTATAGCATCAATCTGTGTTTGTAAACTTTGTAATTTTTGACCATCAGAATCAACTCTAGTGTTAAGAGCATTTATAGATTTTAATGTTGATTTAACTTTAATACTATCAGATTCATGATCATTTCTTAAAATACTTAAAGTATTATAATCTGAATCTCTAAGCGGACCTGGGTTTTCATTTATTATAGTTACTATTTGATCTGAATCAAAACCTGCAACAGGAGCGTTTTCATCTATTATAGCAACGATTTGATCTGAATCAAAACCGGTATTATCTATCTGGTTTTCTAATACCATTGATCTTATCTGATCAGAATCAAAACCAGTATTTTCATTTTCTCTAATGATAGTAACAATCTGATCACTATCAAAACCTGTATCATCTGTTAATCTATTTTCTTCTATTATAGATACAATTTGATCTGAGTCAAAAGAATTGACACCAGTACCAGAATTTTCATTAATAATATTAACAATTTGATCGCTATCAAAACCAGCGCTGCCCAAACTCTTTCTAACAGTATCAGTTACAGAATCTGAATCATAAATTCTGTCTTTTGCATTATTCGTATTGTTTGAGATATAATTTACAATATACTCTTCAACAGAAACTTGTGGGTCACCTACTTTTAATGAAGTGATACCGCTCAGTTCTCCTGTTCGGGCATTGTATCTAAATCTTTGTGGCATGCATGACCTCTAGTTTTAGTATTTATTGTTATAAATTATCAACTCTGTAAACATCATCATACCAATTAGGAAGTTCTGGCTCTCTGTCATCAACCGGAACCCACATATCACCTGAGTTATCAAATAGCCTTTCATTCATGATATCTATTGATTGAAAACCTAGAGGCATATCATCATCTTTTTCTTCTACCGCTTCTTGGTAGATTACTTTAGATGGATCTGTCTCTGTCATTTCCTTCCAATAATCAGAACCAACACACCAACCAAATAATACCATACACATTACTAAGTCATCATTTGTGCCGGGTTCAGCTGCAAAAGCTGAATTAACATTATCATTTTTTCTAGTAAACGTAGTCATTTCTACGTATATTTCATAATCTTCTGTTAGGAGTTTATCTGTTTCAATTAACGATTTAAAATTTGAACAACCTTTAGTCTTAACTGAAGCACTAGTTGTTACACCTAATTTAGAACCCTGTCCTTCACCTAACACAAAACCTGCTCTACCCTTACTTACAGTCTTAAGAACATTATCATATTCCATATCAGCGAATAAACTATTAACTACTTGACCACCTACATCATTAGTTTCAACTAATATATGTGCGTTATTAAAATAAGCACCAATGTTAGATAAAAACTGAGGATAGATCATAGGTGTAACAGTATTAGATCTATACTTTGCTACTACTTTATATGGCATAGTAGTTACATCAAATACTATAAAAGCAGAGTAATCTAATCTTAAACCTCTCGCACAATCAACTGTTATAAGGTATCTATGATCTGCTTTTGGTTCTTCATAAAAATCAACTTCATCTTTCTTTCTAATAGGGTTGATAAAAGACATATTAGATAGTTTAGATGGTGAAATTAACGTAGAAGCAGATCCTATAAACTGAGTTTCGAATTCTTGTCTAAATTGATCTTCAGATGTATTAGCAATTTGTTGTTGTTTCCAGTCATCATCTCTACCTGGAACATCCCACCAGTTAATCTCAATAGGTTTAAAATTAGATCTACCTTCTTGTGCTTCCATCCACATTTTATAAAAATGATTCATACCTTTAGGAGTAGACACTACAATCATTTTTGTATCTGCGCCAGATGAAATTGTAGGATAAACTGATCTAAAAAAGTCTTCAGCATCATGAGGCGGAACAAATGCAAACTCATCTAGAAAGATTAGAGAGAAAGACATGCCTCGAGCAGCTGACCCTGAACTTGATGTAGCAATAACTCTGCTTGCATTTTCTAAACTAATAGACCTTTTATTATATGTGTCAACACCTTGCTGTAACCAAAACGGTAAACTCTCATATGCTAATTGTAATCGTCCTAATAACTCTTGAGCAAGTTCACCTTTGTTAGCTAGAATACCTACATTCTTACCTGGGTTAAAAAGTATATACCAAAGAATAAAAGCAACACTAGTAGTAGATTTACCACACTGTCTTGGTAACTTGCAAATACTAAATCTATTATCTTTGAAACTATTAACCATTCCTTTTTGAAAATCATATAAGGTGAAAGGAATAGTACCAAAATCAACTGACATAATTCTTACATATGTCTCAGCAAAGTATATTGGATCTTCCATACACTTTTTATATTCTCTTAATTGTTCAGGTGTATACTCTAAGTTAGCATGTGGTGCTTTTACATTAGGATTGCCTAAGTAGTGAGGAGCATTTGTCGGATTAAGTTCAAATAATTCAGGGTGAGTTAATTCTGTAGGAGCATCTTGATAAGTTCTTTGTTCAGATAACCAACCTAGTAAGTCTTTCTTAGACTTAACTAATACATCACCAAAGCTCTTCCAATTCTGATGTGTATTAGAATTATAATCTTTTTTTAAAACTACGTTATATTCGCTCATTCTTTACCTAATAATTCTAACAAGTCCTTAGTATTTAACTTAACATTCAAGTTATTAGTTGTAGATACTTTTTCCTTATTAGGATTATTAAGCTTCTCAGTTCTTAGCTGATGTTCCATCATCTTTTGGGCTATGTCACTTAAGGTAGCAGCAGTGTTAGTTGCTACTTCAATAGCTCTAGGGTGTTCTGACTCTTGTGCTAATTGTACTGCTGAATCTAATATATCTTGCAACCTTTCAGCAGATGCGTATAATAACTCTCTTGAGTACGTATAATCATCTTGTCTATTTTCAAGTACCTTTTTTAAATCTTTTTCAATAACAGATACTTCTTGAGTAATAGTATCGCTCATAAAAACCTCCAATAATAATTTATAATGTATTGTTAGAAGCCTGTTTTACGAACGAGAAGCTACTCTCTAAGTTATTTATATTAAATATTAATATGTATATTATTGACACTTTAGATACTGAAATTACTAATAGATGTAACGCGGCATGCCCTCTTTGTCCTAGGACAGGTACCTTTAATGGTTTAGCAGAGTTTATGGATCGCTCAGGTCCGTTAGATGTAGATCCTAAAATATTTGATAAAATATTTACCTCAGAGAAAGGTAAAAATATTAAGAGAGTTACTTATTGTGGTAACTATGGCGACCCTTGTGTGCATCCACAAGCAATGGAAATATTTAAAAAATGTGAGTCGTATGGTGTTACTTTACAAAAAATAGATAGCAACGCTAGTATGAGAAACCCATCTTGGTGGGCAGAGCTTGGTAGTATAAAAGGTATGGAAGTAAATTTTGCTATTGATGGATTAGAAGATACTAACCATCTATATAGAGTAAACACTAAGTGGGATAAGATAATGGCTAACGCAGAAGCATTTATAAAAGCTGGAGGTATAGCCCACTGGGTCTTTATTGTGTTTAAACATAATGAACATCAAGTTGAACAAGCTAGAGAACTTTCTAGAAAAATGGGATTTAAAAGATTTGCATCAAAAGAAACAGTTAGACAATACTTACCAGATGTACCTTTAGAAAATCAAGGTCATTATGACTTAGCAGGTAACCTTTATAAGAAAAGTAGTAAACACGAAGAAAAAAGAACTATATATTCTTTACCAGAAAGTAAAAGATATCAACCTGAAATGTTAAGATACGGTTATAAAGAATCACCTATTGTATGTAGATCAGAAGATAAGAAGCAAATGTTCTTAACTAGTGATGAAAGGATTATTCCATGCTGTCATGTACAAGAGTTTTTTACTATTAAAGATTACCACCCTGAAAGAATAAATCAAGAACCTAAATATCAAGGATATGAAATAGATGGTTTTTATAAACAATTTGGTGTCCTTTCTGATTTAAACAAAAATACATTTGATGAAATAGTAGATAGTTATATGGAAGCTTACCCTTATCTAGAGTATATGTGGCAAGAAAGAAAAATGGCTAGATGTAATAAAAAATGTGGAAGTAATTTTAGAAATGTTTCACGATATCAAGAAAATTAAAACTGAGTTAGACACTTTACCTGAATATGATAATCAGATATACTTGCAAGGTTTTTATGCAGGTCAGAATCCAACAGAACTGACTCAAGGACAAACTTATAAGTATGTTGATGAAAATGAGTTATCTTGTTCTGTACCTCTTTTTAATTTGCCAGTTATTAATTCAATTATAGATCACTACAACTTAGTTCGAACTAGAGTCATGAAGATGAAACCAAAGACCTGCTACTATTGGCATAAAGATGTAACAAAGAGATTGCATATACCTGTAGTGACTCATGAACATTGTTTTCTAATTGTAGATGGTGAACAGATACATTTACCAGCAACTGGTGATGATTATATTATTGATACTACCAAAATGCATACAGCTATGAATTGTTCTAAGATAGATAGAATTCATATTGTAGGAGCCTTTCGTGTATGATATTTTATTACTATCATTACCTGAAATGGATAAAGATAAACCGTCTCCAGGTCCTGCATATCTAAAAGGTTTTTTACAACCAGAGTTTAAAGTAAAAGTTATTGACGGTAATCAGATAGGTGATATAGATCATATATTACTTACTGTTGAGCAATACCAATTTAAGTGGTTAGGTATATCTGTATTCTCATATGAACAAGTAAATATTGCTTTAGAGATAGGATCAAATTTTAATAAAGTAGTTTACGGTGGTTCTGGAGTACATAAAGATTGGCCTACGGATTATTTCATAGTTGGTGAAGGTGAGTATGCTCTAAGAGAATTTTTACGAGGTAACGAATATAAAAATTTTAAGCAAATTGAAGATCTTAATATGCTTCCTATTCCAGATTATACTGATCAACTACATCCTAATATTAACGAATTAGTAATGACAGGTTCTAGAGGGTGTGTGCGTAATTGTTCTTTTTGTGATGTAGCTAGCATCTGGTCAAAGTATAGATGGGTTGATGGGAAAAAGCTTGCAGATAATATGCATGCTGTTTGTGAGCAAACTGGTATCTATAAGATATCATTTTCAGATAGCTTAGTAAACGGATCTATGAAACACTTTCGCGAATTGGTAAAGGAGTTATCTTCTAGACCAAAAAAGATACGCTGGAATGGACAATTTATAGCTCGTAAACAAAATAGTTTTTCACAAGAAGATTTTGATAACTTACTTAATTCAGGTTGTACAGGTTTAACTATTGGAATTGAATCTGGATCTGAATCAGTTAGAAATCATATGGGTAAAAAATTTGATAATAACGATTTAGATTATTTTATAACTAATCTAGGTGAACGTGGAATTAAAATGAAGTTTTTATTGATAGCTGGTTATCCGACAGAAACAGAAAGCGACTTTAAAGAAACTATAGAGATGCTACATCGATATAAAAAATATTCTGCTAAGGTAGAAATATCACCTCATATGATGTTAGTTGATAAAAACACACCGTTGGATTATCACCATAGAGATCTATTTGATATATTTGGATTTGAATGGAAAAATGAAAACTCTGATTACAAAGAACGATATAAAAGATTTTTAGAAATATTTAAAGTAGGACAAGAACTTGGTTATGGATTTAAACAACATGCACTTGATAAGATAGAGAAGTTTGCATGATTATAGGATACTCTAACGGCTTTCATGATGCGGGCATGTCTGTTATTTCCTATAGTGGAGATATAGTATATGCAGGTCATGCAGAAAGATACTCAAGAGTAAAAGGTGATAAAAACCATTGTGGACGTATGCCTGTTTATAATGGTACAACTGTTTTCTATGAAGACCCTAAACTTAAAAATGAGAGATTAATATTTGCAGGACAAGAAAAAATATATAGACCTGAATATGATCATTATTGTGAACATCATTGGTCACATGCTGCGGCTAGTTACTATACAAGACCATACGAAGAAGAGCCTGTATGTGTTGTTATAGACGCAATAGGAGAATGGGATACTTGCTCTATATGGTATAAGAAAAAGAAAGTATGGTCTCAAGAGTATCCTTACTCATTAGGTTTATTTTATTCTGCTATTACTCAACGCTGTGGTCTAAAACCAATGGAAGATGAGTATATTACAATGGGAATGGCAGCTTATGGTAAACCTATTTTTAATTTGGAATACTTATTAGAAATGAACTTACATAAAGGTTGTGGTAATATAATACCTAATGCAAAGCGTAGCGATTTAGCAGCATCAGCACAACATTTATTAGAAACTAAAATTATTGAGATAATGAATAAAGCTAAAGAGTACTCTAATTTTTTGTGCTATGGGGGTGGTGTAGCTCTTAATTGTGTAGCTAATTCTAAAATATATGACATGTTTAATAAAGTGTGGATATTTCCTAATCCTGGTGATGCTGGCTCTTCTTTAGGAGCTGCTGCTTCATATTTAGATAAAAAGGTTAAGTGGAAAGATTGTTTCTTAGGTAATGATATTAATCAAGAACTTGATATTAAAGGTATTGTACAAGAACTACTTAAGAACAAAGTTGCAGGTGTTGCTAATGGTAAGGCTGAGTTTGGTCCAAGAGCTTTGGGTAATCGTAGTTTGTTAGGTGATCCTAGATATAACATAAAAGACAAAATAAATGATATAAAGCAAAGACAAAGATATAGACCATTCTCTCCTGCTGTGTTATCGGAGTATGCTTCTGAGTTCTTCGATGGTCCTATGAATGAATATATGCAATATGTAGCAGTAGCTAAACATGATTACAACTCTGTAATACATGTTGACGGTACATCTAGAGTGCAAAAAGTGTATAAGGGTAACCTTAGAAAGATACTAGAAGAGTGGTATGAACAAACTGGCTGTCCTATGTTATTAAACACTTCATTAAACATTAAAGGTCAACCTATAGTAAACAGCTGGCATGACGCAGAAGATTTTATGAAAAAGTATAAAGTAAAATGTTTTTAGTTAGTGGTTGTTCTTTTACATCAGATAAACAATATGTAGATGGCTCAGGTAAAAACTGGGCTAAACAACTATCTGAAATGTTAAATGAAGATTATGAAAATGTTGCTCTAGGTGGTTATTGCAATAATAATATTTTTAATTCTGTATATGACAAATTAGTATTAAGTAATAATAATTTCTCAAAAGTGATAGTAATGTGGACAGGGTTTGAGAGACTTAAAATATTTCAACAATCAGTAGATCCTATTGCTTGGGAAAGAAACTATAAGTTGTTTGGACACCCTCATAACCCTAACAATACAGTTAATCCTCCTACAGGGTTAAAAACGAACAAACTTAAACATGCAATTAATTATTACAATTTTGAAAAGGTGATAGATGATAACTTAAGATACCAATACATCTTACAACAAGAATGTTTTTTAAGAGGTATAGATTTATATTATTGTCAGGGAGTAAAAGAGATATCTAATTTGAGACAAATTAGTCATTTATTTGATTCTGATACAATAACAAAACATGATAATTTTTATAAACATATTAAAGAATCTAAATTTTATAAACTAATAGATAGAAAAAATACGTTAGAGAAAAATTATAGAATGAGATATGGAAATACACCAAAACTAATTATACCTAAAGATAATCATCCCTCAGAATATGGACATAGTTTAGTAGCTAATGATCTGTTTAATATTATTCGTAAATAAAATTATCATCTAATTCATAATCTGAATACCAATAATCAAATACCCAATTATCATCTGAATTATGAATTAAGTTGTCTGCATTAGAAAAATGAACCATCTTTATAGTATCACAAAAATCACCACCCATCATAAATGGTTCTTCTGAGTTAACAAACTCATTCCAGTTTTTCTGTATTTTAAGATAATCAATATCATGATACTTTGCAAACCATTCCATAGGCAACCAATGTTTATTATTAACATGGTTATCAATAAAATTTTGTTCCCCGTTTACTGGACCTTCACATTGACCTGTTTCAATGTAATATTGTTGCCAATGTTCAGGATCTTCAATAAATTTTTTCCACAGGTAGTTTGTTTCTCCCATTCTATACATTTGAAAACCACCGTTCAATTTACAAAAATGTCTTAGATTTGACCACCATCTTTCAAAGCAACCAAAAGTATTTTCAGGTAAATTATAGTTTAGAATATCATCTAGATTGTTTATTATAATCCAGTCTATATCTAATATAATACATGTGCTACCTTCTTTAATATCTGCAAAGCCGTTCTTATGAAAAATTAATTTATGCCATTGTAATTTAAACTCATTAGGATCTTTTATATCTACTGTTTTAATATCAGATACTAAACCACTACTATCTTCTGTATAACAATAAAAATTAAAATCTACTGTAGAGTTTCTTTTCATACTAAAGAAAAGATTATTAACATATTGAGAAGAATACTTATCACCAACTTTAAGAGTTAAAATATTAATCATGTTACTACTCTATCAGAACCTGCAGATCTCTGACCACACACTCTTTGACAAGTACCTGGTCCGTTATACTGCCATTCATTTTTCACTTCGTTGAAAAAATCATTATTAAATGCATATTTTAAAATAGCGCCTGATTCTACTTCTAAAAGATTAACAGCTGGATTCATTTTCTCCATTAAAACTATTTCAGTAGCATTTTTATATCTATCAGGAGATGATTTATAGTTTTGAAATTGTTTATATAGATCAGAAGCTAAATGACAACAAGGCCATAAAGTACCATCACAATGAATAAAAGTATTTTTATGTTTTAAATAACTGCAGCTTATATTCTTAATTTCTTTATCTTGTTTTCTACTTACTCCTGAGCCTACAAAAGAATCACTAGGTGGTTCTAGAACTCTTTTTTCTCCTTCAGGTGTTACATAACTAATACCATCAACATCTTTACCCCAACCTCTATTAGATTTTCTTAAAATAAACTCTTTAAAACCTAACTCTTTGGACAAAGATTTTGCTTCTTCTACTTGATGTTCATTATGTTTAAAAGGAATAAACTCCCATACTGCGTTACCACCACTTTGTATAAAGGATTTAGCGTTATTAATAATTTTATTAAAGTCTGTTTTTTGTCTATATAAATGATTAGTATCCTCTAAGCCGTCAATATGAAAAAAAACTGTAGATGAGTTGCTATTCATACAGCTACCCATCTCACTCCACCATTTTTCATTTCGTAAGCTGCCGTTAGTTTCTAATAATATAGTTACAGGATAATTACTCAGGTACTTAACTATAGGTAAACAGTCCTTAGCAGCAATAGGGTCACCTACATTACCACATAAGCTTACTTCATCTATAGTATAAAGAACATCTTCGTTCATTATGTGCTTAAAATCATTTACTAATAATTCTCTTTTCCTACTTACATATTCTGTAGGCAGTGAAAAATTATACCTATTAGTTCTCATACAGAGAGGACAAGCAGCATTACATTTTTCAGATAATTCAAAAGTAACTTTTTTAATCAACTACACCACCATCGTAAGAACCAAAACCCCATTTCTTTTCCAAACACCAATAACATATTTGACAGGGAGTTATACCACCGTTTCTTAATCTAGTACAACTTACTGTATATGGATATAAACTTTCTAATAAGTCAAATTGTTTATAAATTTTAAACAGATAAGATTTGTCAACAGTTTTAAAAGGTTCTCTATTTTTTTTCAGGTTATTAACTTGCTTTATACTATAATCTCTTTCTTTAAGTGCGGGGGTTTCACTAACTAATTTATCTAAGGCTTCTATTTGTCCTTCCGGTGGTTTTCTAGTTGTACCTAGTAGTATTACATCTAAGTCAAAATCTAATTTAAACTGATCTCTTGTTTTTCTTAGTAAAAGTTTTTTTTCTTGTTTATAAGCTACAAAATAATCATAAAAATGTAACCCTTCAAATTGTATTTCTGGAAACATATTTACTAAAATATCATAACATTTTTGAGCAGGTTTTATACTATAATTTTCATTTTCATATCTAGTGTTATTAGCATTAAAACAATAAACTTTAATTTGTGATTGCATATTTTTACGCATTATAGATTCACATAATACATAAGTTAAAAGACTGGAATCTACACCACCCGTAAAAGATACAGCTATTTTATTATTATAAATTTCACCTTTTAATAATCTATCAAAATAGTCTATTTTAATATTGTCTGCTTCTAGTATCATTTTATACCACCATCATACATACCGAAAGCCCATTTCTTTTCTCTACACCACCAACACTCTTTACATGGTTCTGAAAAAAAACTAGTTGACTCGGAATACTCGACACAACTTGCAGTAATAGGAAAAAGCTCATCCATTAAATTAAATTTTTTATATTGTTCAGATACAAATCTTTTATCTAAAAACTCCATTGGACAATAAAAAGGCTTATCATGATTTTCATGATAAGGTTGCCTTAAGTTACCGTGTTGATCTCTTCTCTCTTCTCTTTTATGTAGAAGATTATTCTCTTTAGCAACATCTTCTGGTGGATTAGCTGTTCTTCCGTGAAATAAAACATCTATAATTTTTTCTTCTCTAAGTCTATCTTCATGCTGAACGTGTTGATTAGTTTTGTCCTTCTCATGTTTTTTATCATAATAATTAAACTCATGATCTTTCCAATTAAGATTAGGAAACCATTCTTTGAATAGTAAGATAATTTCTCTTACATTCCATTCATTAGTAGGTCTTAAATTATGTACACCGGTAATAGGAATAATACCAACATCAAATTTTTTTCTGTATTCTAACTCTCTACAAGTCATAAACAAAAGTAGAGAAGAGTCAGCACCACCAGAAAGATTAATTCCTATATTTTTAAACCTGTTAAGTTTATCTTCATAAGGATCCCAAAAATTTAATTTACCAATACTTGAATTATAAATCATAATAACTATCGTGTTTAAAATGAGACTTCCATTCAGGAAAGTATTTTAAAATATTATCGCCTCTGTTTTTGTCTCTTCTTATTATAGATGCTATCATTTGATGATATCTTAATTCATCAAACTCAGCTCTTTCTAGATAATCAATAACTTTACCTAGCTTTTCAACTACATCATAACTATTATTATACAATCTATTTAAGTGATGTTCTCTAATGTCTGGAGGTAAACTTTTAAGAGTAAACCAAGCGGGTCTTCCTATATGCATATAAGAGGGTTCTACACCAAACTCTAAAGCGCCTTTTAGTATTTCATCTGCATAACCTGAATTTATAGGATTAATAGTAGGGTTAAAACCAATATTTACATTTGGTATCTTACTTATCTTTTTAATGTTAGTAAACACTTCATTCCAATCAGAAGGCCATCTTATATAATTATTTTTTTCGCCCCATAGTTCTAGAGAGCATCTATAAATTACGCTCTTAAACTTTGATAGTAGTTCATAGATATAATCAGGATTAGGATGGCCAAAATTATTTGAGAAGCAAAAGATAGTTATATCTTTAGCCCATCCTTCTTCTACACATTTCTCTAGCACTCTAACATTCTTTTTAATTAACCAAGTCTCACCACCTATAAGCTGAATACGTTTAGTTTTTTCTACTAACTTCCAAAAGTCGTCCATATCTAAATTATGATCGTTGTGAGTAATAAGAGGAGGAGTCCAAGGCATTTTCATATCAGCTCTTTGTTCTGATCTGTGAAGAATATCTTCTTCCGTCATTTCTCCTATATCCATAAGTTCTTGAGCTACTCCAGATGAATCTTCTGGTGAACACATTAGACATTGAAGGTTACAAAAATTACCCCAAGTCTTAATACGAATAGTATGAACGGTTTTAGGTATAGGATATTCTTTACCTTTGTTCTCTTCAACATACTTGACTAATCTAGCAAGTTCTTTTCTTGTATCTTCATCCTTTTCAACAGGTTGGTTACTTTGCATTCTAGTACTAACATGACCGTTAGTTTCTGTTTCAATACAACGTGAACAAACTCTTTCTATCATATCAGTAGAATGACCATGTACCATTTCTTCTCTTAGTTTAAATAGTTCTGGTTCATTCCAAATATCATCTAACTTTATAGTTGAGATATGTTTTTTAACACATACTGTAGTATTAGAACAAGGATGAGGAAGACCATAATTTGAAACATATAAATTAATAAATGGCTGCGCACAAAACCATTTTTCATCTTTAGTTAAATTTTCTAGCATTTTTTTATAGTTAGGTTTTTCCTTGCTAGTAGGAGACATATTACCTAAATAATCATACTCTTCCAATTACCATAAACCTTTTGTAAATATCAAAATCTAATTCATCTTCATAGAATACTTTTTTAATATTATATTGTTTGTTAAGTTCCTCATAACTCTTAACACAATTAATATGTTCTTGTATTTCTGTGTAGTTATTGCTTTGTAATAAAACTATACCTGATTCTATGTTTAATGGTTTCATATGCTCACATGAAGTGCATATTATAAGTTTTCTATTACCTGAGAAAGTAATATTAGTAGCATCTTGTAGTTTGTAATTTATTTTTTTGTCAAGAGGAAAATAATAGTTCTTACATATCTCTATCGCTGTTTCGTCTACCTCATAAAAATTAATTAGTATATCATTAAACAGTTCTCTTATTATTGGAATAATTTGATGACCGTACCACCCTCCAATAACCTCAACTCTGTCTAGAGGAGAGTTTTGTATCTTTTTATCTCTTACTTTAGTCAATTCTCTTTTAAGCCAATACTTACTTTCAATCTGTTTAGAATCAAAAGATTGTGCTATATCAGCTGCTCTCATAGGATATCTTTTAAGCACTTTTTGAGTAGTACTATCTATAGTAAACATCCATACCCTTTAACATTTCATCTTCTGTAAATTGTTTGTCCAATCCGTTGAGTAAACAAACTTTTCTTTCTGGTCTGTCAAACATATTAATTCTTAAATCATTTTTATATTTGTTAGTTACTATTTGACCATTAGTTTCACCATCTCCGTACACTCTAGAATAAAACCATTCTTCAGGAAACGTTTCTATATGCTCTCTAAGTTCTCTTTCCCAATATAAAAATCTATCTATACCTTTGTACTTAAGCATAAAAAATTCATCATCTTTACGAAAGTATTCCCATATAAAATCTAAAGTGTCTGCTTCCCATATCAAACAGCTTGAGTTTCTTCTCATATCAAAATTTTCTTCATTTAATACACTTTCAGGTTTCCAATAAGAAGAAATTTTGCAAAGACCTTTAGTTTTAAAATTAGCTATCTCATCAATATTATTTTGAATTATTACATCTAAATCAAAGAATAAACACTTACCTTTCAGATTACCAAAACCTTTTTCAAACATTGCTAACTTATTCCACCAAACTTCAAGGTTATTATGTTTGATAGGAATAATATTAATATCTTTAAGGTTGCTACTATCTTCTGTTAAACAATAAAAATTAAAAGGTAAAGTTAAGTTCTTTTTAACCATGTAATGTAATCTGTTTACATGTTCATAGTTGTATTTGTCACCCCATTTTACACAAATAACATTAATCATTTTCTATATCTTCTATCATACTCTCCCACATACCTTTATGAGGTAATACAAAACTGCATGTAAGTCTATGTTCATCAAAACCTCTAGCTGTATGCCAAAAAATATCTTCTTCTTTAAAACCAAAATAACCAGCTTTAGCTGACCAACCTACAGGGTCATTTAATGTAATAATTTCTTTAGTTTTAGGGTCTTGGTATCGAAAAAAACCGTTGCCTTTTAAACTGTAAGAGAGTATAATATTATATCCATGACAGTTTTCGTTTGTATGCCATCCAATGAAACCGTTAGGAGGATAAACCATCATAAGAGAGCTAAACTTAGAACCTAATACGTCATTAATTCTAGTTTTATACTCTTCAAACTCTTCATAAAGGTGAGTAAATTTATATTGAGAAGTAAAAAGAAAATCATAACCAAAACTATCTAAAGGAAAGCCTTCATGTTTACTATCAAGTTTAGTTTTCTCTAAACACTCTATACTTACAGCTTCATCAACGTTGCTCGCATTGCGCCAGTGTTGTTCATAACCTATCTTAGATAAATCTAGATTGTAGACTAAATCGCTATATTCGTTAAGTACTGATAGTAGTTCTTTATTTTTAATAATAACGTTTTTCATATCGTGTGATGTAGTAAAACTATCTCTTTATCTGTTTCTTCTTTTTTATACAAGTGTACAAAGTTCCATCTCGCGTCTAACTCTTTAATTTTTAGTTTATATTTCTTATTAAGATGCCAAAATGTATACTGATCCCATCTTTTAATATTATCTGGTTTATCTATAAATTTTTCTGGATTTGATATTTGTAGGTTATAATTATCCCACCACATTTTCATAAACCAATTTATATCTTTACGAAAGATAAACATACCACAGTGCCAAGTTAAGTTATCATATCCATGATTAAAATAGTATTGTGAAGCTGCATACTCTCTAATTTTAGTAAGTGCTATATCATAATTACCAAGTTCATCGAAAACATTTTCTATATCTGAATTAATACATTCCATGTCAGCATCTAAATAACAACACAGATCATATGATGTATTGTATAAACTGTATAGTTTAGTTCTTTTGTTTACAGGGCAATCAGTTACTATATTAACGTATTTTTTATCTGAAGAATTTACGAATCGTTCTTCAGTAAAAAGAGTAATATTAGCATCCTTATAATAATCAAGAATACTATCTATTAGTAACATAGCTGAAGTGTAATATTTTTTATCTAAGGTAGCAGATAAAACAAAGCCGTTAGTCATTCCTATAGCTTTCTGAAACAATAGCAGATGCGTATGCGTATGCTTCAGAAATATTTTTAGCTTTTCTTAACTTGCTTTTTAAAATTCTATTCTGTGAAGCTTTAACTTCTTCGATTTCAAATAACTCAAGTTTTTTATTAAACAACTCTTCCTGCTCGTTGTTTTGTTTAATAACTTTTTCTTTTTCTTCTGATTTTGGCTTTTTTCTATTCCAATGCATTTCACTATGCTGTGTAATAGTTTCTTCTCCAAACTGAGAAATAATTTTTGCAAAATCGGGATTAATAGAACCTGTATCGGTTAACTTATTAACAATTGTATAAACACTTTGAACTCCACCCTCAGGTGTAGTAGTCTCTAACATACAATGTATCATTTCTTTTTTTTCATTATCAAAAATAGGGTTTGTATAAACCATTCCGCTCATCCTGTTCTTCTCCATAATTTATATACTGTGTTGTCGCTTGAAGTAGTAAGAATAGTGTTACCTGTATAATACCCGGTAAAAGTACCATAGTTAACACCTGCATAGTAAAGTATGTAGTTACCTGAGTAAGCTACGTTACCTTGATCTTTTAATGTATCTTTAACGTCCACACCCGCTTGTACCCATGTACCTGTAGCTGGTGCTGTAGGTTGAAAAGCATACGTACCGATTAATTTAGTTTGAATAATGTTTGCTAATCTAGCTGATAGAGACTGTATTTCACTATCACCCATTTCTATTAGACCTGGACCTGAGGAATCATTAATCTTTAACGGTCTTTGACCACCATCTATTTCTGAAATACCAGGACCTGTACTTTGTTGTAAGTAGTATGTAACTGATGTTCCATCTACTTGTGTATCAGTTAAAGTACCTCTTTGTGTATGATTAGCAACAGATGCTGAGGTAGAGAAAGTATAAACACCATAAGCTGTACCAGCAGCTATTTTGTTGAGACAAGTTTGAAGAATAGTCGAATCTAAGCTGTTATCATTAGATTCAATTAAACCTACCGCAACATTACTATCACTATCTATTTCAACAGGTCTAATAATATTAGACTCGTCATCTGAGTCTGTAACTTGATAAAGAGTTGTAGTAGTACTTGATGTTGATCCTGTAGCTGGATGAGTACCTACCGCTTCAGTTCTAACAGCATTAACGTATGAGCCAATACTAACCTTACCTGTAGCTGAACCTCCTACAGTTAAAGTTGCGCATGTATTATTCTGAGAGAAATTCAATAATACTAAATCAGCAATGTAACTTAGATCGCTATCTTGTGCTTCAATTACACCGCCATTGTTTAAATCAATTACTACTGGTCTTGCCATAATCTAATCCTTAAGGTGTATCTGAATCGTGTTGTAATACACTTCCAGAAAATGCTGTGCTACCATCTACTCTCTTAATAGTAAATCTTTGAGGATGAGTAAAGGTGCTTCCCGCAAAAGTAATCTCACTATCTATATTAAGCTTTCCTACTGATAATTTATTACCTTGAGCAGAAGAAGACCAAATTTTTCTCCAAATAGCATATAAAAGATTACCATTACCATCTGAATCATATACTACATATTTTTGAGCTACTAAACTATCACTATCAGTAGTTCTAATATTGTATTGATAATCAGAATCATCTGTAATTGATGTATCTAACCAATACAATTCTCCTTGTTCAGAGTCTTTATTTTGTATCCACAAGTTACCAATATTTAAAGCTTTTTCGGGCGGTGTGTTCTTTACAATAGGAATATTGTTAAGCTCAATTATTTCGTATTCTTCTCTAGGATTACGTTGAGCTATTTTATGACCTGATGCAACTGAACCTGCAAAGTCAGTTAAGAATATTGTTGAACCTGAATGTGAGATTAACCTACCATTACCTAATGTTCTTCTTACACCACCACCCTGATCTTGATCAAAGTCAATAATAGTACTAGCTGAAGTATTAGTTAGAGAAGGTGTGCCTGAAAGATTAACTCTAAGAATAGTTTTTGTAGTAAAGTCAATATATCTGGCAAAGTCTGAATCTTGTGTAAATGTTGCTGTACCTGTTGAATTATAATATGTTACAGAATTAGATGTAGAAGAAACATTAGAAGCTCCTACCTCTGCTGTAGCTGCATTTTTAATTTGAGTAACTACATCAGCAATCACAGTATCAGAATCAATGTTTAATGATTTAGCATTACCATTAATATTATATCCTAATGTAATTGTATCTGAATCATAATCAACATCTTGAATAGTAATAACAAAACCAGCATTTTGATTGAATGTAGTTACTGTTTGCGAGTATTGAAATGAAGTAAATCTTTGTCTCTTAGTATACAATTTCCTCGTAATGAGGTTCATTGCAATTTCACCTTCAAGCACTTGACTTGGAAGTGGTTGACCTTCTCCGTTTACACCGTTAATTCTAGCTCTTCGGTGTTGTACGAAACCTCTTTGAATTTGGGTATCACTATCAATCATCTACTCTTGCTCCTGGCACTAATAACTGAACCATACCTGGAAAAGGATCATCAGCAATTAAAATAATATTACCTGTTTGATCAACTATAGAACCTGTAGTAACTTGTTTATAAACTTGGCTTGGATTAGCATCTGCAAAACCATTGTATATAACAGGTCTACCTTTTCCGTCAGAGTCTAAATCTGGAGAGTTAGTAAATGCTCCGTCTGAGTCTCTACCAAATACAGCTTTTAGTCTTTTAAATTTATCTCTATTAGAAGATGTTTCTTGCTCTGTATTAATGTAATCATACAAGAAAGTATTAATTTGATTTAGAGCTTCTGAATCTGTTTTAGAAGCAGTCATTCTTCTATAGACTTGAAAAACTGGCTGAGATGTAGCATCATCAATATCATTTTGTTTTGATGTAGGAGCTACAGGTAGTATATACTGACCGTTAAGTAACTCTAATTCTCCACCAACTGTTAAGTTAGGTTTATTCCATTCAATCCAATCAGCTGATTCAAAATTATCTTGTCTAGCATTCATTACTTGTTGTGTGCTAGTAAGTGTAGTTCTTCTTAGAATCCAACCAGTATCAGGACCCTGATATGTAAAGATCATAGTATTGTCTTGTGCAGTGCTAAAGTTCACATAAGATCTTCCACTACTATCTACAAATTTTTGATCTAACTTTGGATAAGTTGTAATTACATCAGAGTCAATATAGGTTTGATCTGTAAAGTTTACTCTCTTATATACAGGGTAAAACTTTTCACCGTTATGATCAGTAATAGCAACTGCATCTGAATCAGGATATGAACCTGATGCTTCAGGTGTGTTAGTTTTCCATTCAGTTACTTGAGCAGTTTTTCTAAACTCATATGGTGTAGTCCAAAAAGAAATATTTTTATGCTGCCATGATGAAAACGAATCTCTAATTTCTACAACATCACCAGCTCTTGCTAAAGGTAAAACCATATGTACTGTTCTACCTGCAGAAACTTCTCTCAAGTCAGCTGTAATTCTTTCACCTCTAGATAAGAAATACCATTCACTATCTCTATAGATATCTGGAATACCATCAGCATTTGAATCTACAAACACACTTTCACTATCTACACCATAACCATAATTATTAATAGAATCTTTAGGTGTTGCAGGTCCACCTGATTTAAACTGTACAATAGTGTATTTTCCTGCAGGGTGCAATTCACCAACTTTATATTCATAATCCTGAAACGGTCTTCTATATCCATAGAAAGCATTATTAGGATCATTGCCTATCGGGTTATCACCAAAGTTAGAATAAATGTCAGCAAACAGGTTATTGATTTTCTGTCCACCTCTACGAGCAGAATCACCTGTACCTGAATCTGGTGTTACACCTAAATTAATTAAATCTCTTGCAGCCATATTTTATTTATTTCCTATATTAAGCCAAAATCGCGAACAACCTTAACAATGTTTCCATCTGAGTCACTTAAGTTTAGAACTGTAGGACCTATTCTATAATCACTGTCAAGTACTGCATCTGAGTCAGAAGCTGTTACATTTACAAATCCAACCTCAGAACCTATAATATTAGAAGCTCTAGTTAAAGTATCAAGCTCTGGAGATCTTCCATCTGAATCTCTTCCTGGGATAGCTAACATTGCTCTTGAATCAAAAATTACATTTGATGTTACAGCTGGGCCCCATAGATAAATTTTAGCAGTAAATTCAAAAGTCCATTCTACTAATCTTCTATCTCCCAAATCACCTGTCCAATCATCAGCCCATGTAGCAGCTGTCAATATGATAGGTAGGTCATAAGTATTAGTAGGAATTGGAGTATCAGAATCGTTATCTAATGGAAAGTTTCTAACTCTAACAGTGTAAGCAGGAGTAAAGAAGGGTAATATTTGTTCTGCTATTTGCCAACCATCATTTAAATTTTTAGTTGTAAGATACATAGTAAAATCTAAATTGTACGGAGTAGGTGAATGTACTCTCTGTCTTGGTATACCTAAAGTATCAGGTGTTCTAATTACAGTTTGTTTGTTAGTAATCTTTCTATCAATATCATAATTCATAGCAACTACTTCATATGACATTCTAGGAAGAAGTTTCTCAAACATTTCTTCTTCTCTTTCAAATTGTTTTTGAGCTTCTAACCATTTTTGTCTAGGGCCATAAGCTATTGGCACCGGTACAAACTTACCATCTCTTCTTTTAATTACAATATTATTAAACAAGCTGCCAAAGACAGCAACAGCTGATTTAATAGTTTCGTTATAAAAGTGTTGCCCTATCATTAGATTTCATCTATATTATTAATTACACCGGCGTATCCAAACGCCTCAGCTGTGTAGTCTTTATCCACTACCTTAGCTTTTTCTTTTAGAGGTTTACCTTCATTGTCATACTTAGTTTCTAATTGTGCACGTTCTTCTATATGCATGTTTTCAGCCCAAGTATCAAAATGATCATCGCTATCATCAGCAATATTAAGATTCTTAGTATCCGAATCTGTAAGTTCAAGACCCGACTTCGCTCTAGCAATCGGTCCAGTGTCTGAATCAATGAGGTTAGCTTGTGTTCCATCCTTCTTATATTCCACAACTCTAGGGTTAAATTCGAGGTCTTCACCGCTAAGCTCAAACAATCTACATCTTAATTTATATTGATAATTGTCTCCTATTTGATAAAAAGCACCGTCATGATAAGTTGTAACTCTTAAAATTTCAAATACTTTAGGAATATACTGCTCTTTGTTTTGTGCTGATCTACCAAAAGGGATTACAACTAAGTCACCTTCTAGAGGTCTAGATCTTTTAAATGTTTCTGCGTCATCACTATCACCAGCAACTTTTAAGTCTGAATCAAAATTATTATATAAGTTTTCAAAATTGTTAATAGCTACTGAAAGAATAACTTCTTCTCTAAACTCAATACCATAAGTAGTCATTACATCGCCTTCACCTTCAAAACCAGCAGCTGCAACTAATAACATATCCATTTGTAGACCTCTATGAAATCTACTTTCTGGTCTTTCATTCCAAACATTATCTGTATAAGGAGAAGAACGAGGCATATAACGAACGGTAATACCGTTTACGTTAATAGACTCTCTTATCATATTTTGAATTAGTCTTTGTTCGTTTGTCGAGAAACGAGAAGAGGCTCCGAACTGGTTAATATAGCCATCGATATAAGTATTTCTAATGCCTGCTGAGATGGCATAGTCGCTATTGACTTTTTGTATCGATCTGTTGAGATTAACGCCGAAGTCTGAATCATTGTCAGCATTGTTTAAGTCTGTTGTAGACGCTAATGTAAAACCTGAATAGTTGTTCTTTATTGCCATTAGCCATAGTATCCGGAATCGAACCCTCTTTGTGAAAAACGTAAATGTGCTTCTGTAATTGCATCACTAACGTTTCTTGCTTTAATATCTAAATTTGAATTAGTACCTGCTTCTGTTTGCACAAAATTATCATAAAGAGATTTCTGTTTAGCTGCTGTCATATCAGTGTCAGCAGTTCCGGCTTTATACTTAGCAATAGATGTTTTAAAATCAAATTGAATGTTATCAGCTTTACTCTGATAAACTACTTTGTAATTGTTGTTACTCTTATCATATTGTAAAATTGAACCCGCGTGTAGAACAACATCACCTTCAGCGAGATCAATATTATCAGAAACAATATTTGGATATGTAGACTTCCAGGAAGTATAACCATTAGCTCTTAAAGTCGTTTTCAATACCGCTATATTCTCATCACTAATCATAGTAAGAGGGAGTTCTGAATAATTTAACACACCTAGGAAAGGTCCAAAAAATTCTAATCTATTAAGCTCTTGATCTAGAATTTCACTTGTTCTATATTCTGCTTCAATAAAGTTGTTTATTTTAATAAAGGCTGTACGTAATGGATCACCATCATTAGAGTTAGGTGAAGTACCTACATCTACAACAGTTGATTCAGTAGTAATTCTATTAGCACTTGTATATTGTATAATACCAGTATCAGAATCAATAACGTTAGGAATAAGAGTAGGTTCAGAGGCTGAACGACCTTTTGGAAATAAGTGGTGATCTAATCTTCTATTTGTTGATGCGTATCTAGCCATTTCTCTCTACTAACTTTTCTAACAAATTTTCTATTCTATTTATTTTAGCTTCCATAACGTCTAAACGCTTAGCATCTTGCTTTCTTTTCTTCGCAGCTTCATAAACTTTCCAGTTTGTATTTAGAATAGCGTTTGTATTTTCATTCTTTATTAAATCGCTTTGACCTTTAATTTTCATTATTAAATATCCGCTATAATTCTAAGATCTTTTATTCTAGGTATTTGTGCTTCGTTCTTACATATCATTCTAATTCTAATCTTAAACGATGTGAATTCAAAAGGAACTTCTTGTTCAGCTTTAAACTGTTTATAATCAGTATCAGAACTGAAAGGACCATGACTACCTTCTGTAATAAACTGTGTAGCTCTAAAGTCAGTCCAATCAATTTGATCAAAAGGTGTGGTATCGCCTCTTTGTCTAGCTTTATAAGCAAATTCTAATTTAGAATCTGGTTCCATATCTGCGTCAAAGATAATATTAAATCCATCAGCAGGTATTTCAAGATCAATTTGTTTAGTTACATAAGCAGAAAATTCTGTTTCTGATTGCTGAGCAGCAATATAAGAAGCATATTCTTGTAATGTTGCATCTGCATCTCCGCTTGAAATAGAAGTGGTAGTTAATCCAGTACTAATCTCAGAATCATTTAACAGAGTACCTGTAATGTTTCTAAAGACTACTGGATATAAGTTATCATCAACGTTAAAGACAGGAGACGAATATTTACTTCCACTTTCTAATTCAATCTTCATAGTCAAATCTGCAGTAGTAGCATTTAACTGATTTCTAATTATGTAAGGATTTTCTAACTCAATATATTCATTCATATCAATTTCAACAGGATCGTTAGTTGAAACATTAGCTGCAGCACCATTTTTAATTTTATTCGAATCAATTTCTAAATTAAGCGAGTTAGTTTCAGTACCTGTAAAAGTAATACTTGCTGCATCACCTTCAGCTTTTGACATTAAAATGTTAGTAATAAGACTATCATAAACTATAGGTTGAGTAGCAAAAGTATCAAACACTGGTACAGGGGGTTTACCTGAACTTGTAGCTTTAGTAGTAGTTTTAATAAAGTAACTATCTAATGTAGCAAACAAAACATCATGTGTACCGTTTAGTTCTGAATCAGGAATACCGTTAAAGTTGTTTGGTGTACCAAATTTATCAAACCCTTTCAAAGTAACCTGTGCATTGTTAAAATGCATTCCATGATTAGGATGAGTTACTTTTACATAGTTAGAATATTCATAAGTTTCAATTGCTAACCCTCTAGTAAACGCTCCAATATCTGCATTAAAGTTTTTCAAATTAGATATTGTATTCTTTAATGTAATACTAGATGTAGGTGGTCTTTGATCATTGTTAATATCAAAGTTAGCTTGATTTAACCTAAACATCATATCAGTGTTTTGCTCTGGAGACCATGTACTTTGATTTTGTGAAACAAAAAACGATCCAAAGTAACCACCTACATTAGGTTGCGCGTCGTGAGTACCTGTACCGTCTAATTTTTGTTTGCCAAGATCTGCAACGAAGACTTCTGTAGCATCGGAAGGTGATTTCAATACAATACAATACTCTTCATTAGGTTCTCTAATTTCTACAGGTCTTTTAAATCTAAACCTTGTATAGTTAGTGGAAGAAGGGGTAGTTACTTGCATCGACTTATCTACTTTTACTCTTCCTGTAGTTCCTATTCTCTGCTTTGGACCCCCTGGATATCCATTAATCATTTTTCTAATTTCAACAATGATATTATCCATAACAGGTCTATCATCTACAAAACTCAACCACAAATCACATGATGTAATAATAGCTTCTGGTTGTGTAGGAAATTCTTCACCAGCTAAAATTTGTTCTGCTGTAACTTTTCCTACTACGGGTAGTTTAAATGCTTGTGCTATAGGATCCCCATTATCATCATTATCATCTTCAATTGGTGGAGGAGGAGGTAAAGTTCTTCTACCTCTTACTTGAACACCTAGGTTTTGAGTATCAACTCTTTTATTATCAACTGAAGTTGTAACATCAAAGAAATCTCTATGTCCAATAGAATTAAAAGTAGCAGCAGCGTTTGAATCTCTACCATCTACAGGCTCATCTTTTATCTGTACAGTCTCTTTACCAGCTTTGAAAGTTTGATAAGGTATATTAAATGTACCTGAAATCTTACCATCACTATTAGAAACTAAACCAGTTTTTATAGGTACACCACCTATATCAATCTTGTGTGAGGTGTTAGGTCTTAGACCCTCTGCTTCAAATTTAATACCACCTGCTGGGTTTCTCATCCAGTGATCTTTAATGTTTTGAATAATTTGAGTACCTCTCAAAGTCTCAGAAGGTTTAGTTCCTGCTATTGCTCTTGGTTTACCAAAAGTGGTAGTAGTAACTCTTCTTCTTGCTTGAGATGTAGTAATAGTTCTACCTCTTCTTGAAGTTCTTTGAGACCCAAACCATTGTAATCTAGAAGTTGAACTACCACCAGGCGAAGCAGTTGTAACCTTTAAGAACTGACTAAACTGATCAGAGTCTCCACTAAACGGTCTTATTCTACCATTAAAATTAGTGAAGTAGTTATTTACTCTATCTCTCCAATGATTTTCTGAAGGTGTAAGAGTTAAAGAACCTACAAAGATCCAAGTTGCAAAAGGATTAATTTTATGACTACCAGTAGCGTTTAATTGCTCTACCATAGTCTCTTCATTGTACTTTTTAATTACAATATTTTTAGCTAAGTAATAAGGATCAAGACTATCAGTACTATCAACAGCCATTTCAATTTGTTCACCATCTGTTTGACCTGGAATAAGATGATTTTCAATTACATCAATAGATGCGTTATACTCTTCATGTAAAGAGTCTGCTGAGCTATTAGGATTATTTTCAGCAAGAGCAAAATCATCAGTAACGAATCCTGATTTTGATCTACTTCCTAAATCATCATGTAATGCTTGTGATTCCAGTAATGATAGAGCAACTGATTCTTCTAGACGATTAATTCTAGATTCAATTTCACCGATATCTCTCATAGTATAACGTTTGTTATCTACTGTTTCAATGTCTATTTCTTTTTCTGGATATCTAACTGCTGGTGGAATCGTTAGATAGTAAAGTGGCATTGCATTAGTAGCTGTAGTTGGTTTCTGAGGATTATCGACTACAGCTTGACCTTTCTTAATTACAAAACCACCGTCTTTAGAAATAGAAATACACATTACATATTGTAGATATTCTTCTAAGTCAGCTGTAAAGTAAGTATTAGGTTTAATCTTTGGTTGCTTGTAATAATTTCTTTCAGAGAAGATAAACGGTGATTTAGTAATATCAGTTACTATATCTTCTACTCTAAATCTAAAGTCAATTGAGTTTCTTAAATCGCGACCTGAATCATCAACCTTGGGAATAATTTCCTTTGGTTCAGAGTAATATCTTACATCTTCATCATAAAAAGGTAGCTTACTATAACTATCTGCGCTATAGTAAAAATTATTAACTGGCGATGCTTCAAAATAAGAATAGAAAATAACTAGATCACCAGATGGTGCTGGTTTGTTTTCATTCTTTAGAGTAAGTCTACCAATATCATAAAATTCACTTCTTTGACCATTATCAAAAACGTAATTAGCAATATAGTCTTTACCTTTAGCTGCTGTATTACTAACATGAGTGATAGGACTGTTATAAGCAGCAACACCTGCTGGTGAAATAACACTTAAAGTTTCACCAGTAGTAAAGCTTGTATTTTTTCTATAAATTACTTCTAAAGTAGTTGTAGAACCTGTACCTGTTAAAAAACTATGGTAACCTGAAGTAGAAGCAATATCACCTGCTCCTGTTGTAGTAGAGTTTTGTAATGTAACAATAGCTTCTGTACCTGAAGATAAACCTCTAACTATAGCACCCTGAGGTACTAAGCCCGTTGTATTAATCTCAATTCTAGCAAATTGACCATTAGCAAAAGTACTATCTGAAGATAAATTAATACCATACACTTCATGAACATCTGGGTAGGCTAAAGATATAAGTTTATCTTGAGCTGACCAACCAAAGTTAACACCAGTTCTTGCAGATGACCCTGTGTTTTTTACTTTAATGTATTTGAACTTTAAACGCTTTTCAATTTCTTCTTGATCATCAACTCTTGATTCGTTATAGTAACCATTAGCATCACCAGAAGAGATACCAGTATCATCTAAGATAGTAAAATCATTATCAAATACTGTTGCAGTTCCTCTAAAAGTTTTAATATGTCTTGATAAGGTATTAATAAGTTCAGGGTTTGGATTAGTAAATGAATCCGGATCTACAGTAGCAGAAAAACCTCCTGCTCCAGTTATAGTACTAACATCATTAACACTAAACACTTGAGCTGTAGAAATAGTAGATGAAGTTGACTGTACAGTTGATTTTATAGTCTGATTAATTCTAAATTTACCTGACCAGTTTATTAATGTAATAGCATTACCAGTTATACCTGCTTGTCCATCTGCATTATATACGTAACCTGTATTTCTATTTGTAAATGCATCATTACCATCAGACCAGCTTAAAGAAGTAGCCGTAGTAATAACTTGAAACATTTTTACGTCATAGATAAACAATCTACCATTAGTATAGCTATACCCTCTAGCTACGCCAATAGTTTCAGCATCTGAATCTTTAAGTAACAATCTATTAGCATAAGTAAACGGATCACTACCTGTCTGACCTGGAAGAGTACCTGTAGGTGTACCTGACACTTCATAACTTGAAATATTATTAAACGGTACTTGAAAGTTTTTAGTTCTTTTAGTATCACCATCTTTTGTGACTGTTAATTTAGTAGTACCAGTTTTATCTACTTCATAACCATATACATATGCTTTGGAAGGACCCAGTTTAGCTACAAAGGTATCTGAATCACCGTCTTCTAAAGATAATGAGAATGGTTTAAGAAAATAATTTCCTGATTCATCATAGGTTCTTCTTGCAAGCGTTTTTCCTAAATCAGCATATTGAGGGTTAGTAGTTTTATTTTCAACTTCATTACCATCTTCTACTTCAGTTAAGAAATAAAAGTTTTCTGGTGTAGTAGCGCCTTTTGCTACAACAACAAAAGTTAAACTTTGAGTTAATCTATGCGCGCCAGGGGCGCCTTCGTTTGAGGAACCTCTAGCGTTGTCAAACAAAGTAGCATCAGTGTTTTGAGTAGCAATACTTTGTTCTGCTTTGAGACCTATTTTTGCTGACGGTGTATGACTATTGTTATCAATAATAACTGTTTGTTTATCTACTCTACTAAAAATACCGTTTACAAAATATACACCTTCTTCAACTTCAGCTATTGTAACTGGATTTACTGCATTAAATGTCTGAACTAATTCTGTAGTAATAAGATTAGAGTTATCAGCTAATGTAGCATAAATGTAATCACCTGTAGCAGCAAACTTCTTTTGAGTAAGATAGTAAAAATATAAATTGCCTACATTATTTGTACCTGTAGTACCTGTAGGTTGTTTAATTACTTTAGCTCTTACACTTCCATCAGCATTAGTAATAATTAAGTTTTCTAAGTTACCTATTGTAGATAAGATAGATGCAGTTCTTGCACCTGATAAAGGAAATGATGTATTACCAGAACCTGTTAAAAACAGTCTATAGATCTCATTATTGATAGTAGTAGAACCACCAGTTACTTTAGAACCTTCTTTAAATACATGCTCTCCAAATCTATTGATTTGAGTTTGCAAAAAGCTTTGTAATGTAGTTAATTCTCTTGCTTGTACAGGAAAGCCTGGACGAAATAAAACTCGGAGATAATCTTTTTCCGGGTCATAATCATCAAAGTAAGGAGATACGTTTAAGTTAATTTCTGCCATAGTACACCATTTTAATTATTTATTCAAAAACTTAATATGAAATTCATAGATTCAATCTGATCTTGAGATCTTATAAGAGGTGTTGTTTTCCAATCAGATACAATTATATTACCTGAGTTGAAAACTACCTCTCTATCAAAAGTTTTATTAATAGTATGAATTTTGTTAATTCCATCATTTAATGAGACTTGTTCACTATCTGTAAACTTATCATTTTCTTTATCATTAATATAGTTAATGTAATACACTCTATCTAAGTCCACAGAAACAACTCTACCTCTTCTACCGTCATCAGTAGGGTATGGAATAATAATATCATTTACATTGAATGTTGAAGTGTTATCTGTTTTAAAACTTTTACAAGCTACATAAAAATCTTGCGTCGCGATTTTATTAGTATTTACATCAATAGGGTTTCTAATTAAATTACACATTTGATATTGATTTTGCGCTAACGGTAAAAAACTATCTTGAGGAATATTTCTTGCTACTAACATAATATTTTTAGCATTAAGATCTTCTGTACTGTTAGATCCATGTCCTAATCCGTCAGATATTCTTGCTGAAAGACCTGTAATCTTTCTACCATCTTCATCCACTACTTTTAATAAACCTTGATAACCTAACCCTTCACTTATTAAAGTAGGTACAAAAGAATTAATATCTGAATCAAATTTTATAGTAGCTTCAAAATGTTGTGTAATAAGATCGCTATCATTTCTTGAATCAGTAATTCTAACTTTAATTTCTCTTTTTAACTGCCAATCGCTATCTCTACTAGTTAATAAAGCATCACTATCAATAGTTACATTGTATATAGAACCCACTGAAGCATTTTGTTGTACAGCATATTGTAAGTATCTGTTTGTACCTGCTACTAAAGTTTTAGCTTCTTCTGCAGATACTTTCTCTGGTACAGGTATATATTCTGAGTTTAAAAATCTTACTGCATCTGAATTACTAATTGTATACAAATATTGCCATACATAATTATCACTAGAAGTAACAGGGGTTGCTGATGTACCTGTAGGAGGGTTTATTGAGGGTTTTCTTGGAGAAAATAGACATTTATAAACGTTTAATCTACCTACACCACTTACAAACTCTCTTAATAGTACGTACGAGTCGTTTGTAGAAGGCCATGCTTCGTAAGTTCTACCTTTTATCCAATCTACTCTTTTAACTGCTCTGCTAACACCACCTGGTAAAATTCTATGTAGTGTAGTTGTGTTTTGGTTATAAAAAGCTTGATCATCTCTTCCATAGTCTGAATCAGCTCCACCAAAAAATTCTGATTCACTATCAAAACTACTTGAGTAATTGTAGTAATCACTATCATGAATAAAAGTAGCAGAAGCATAATATGTCTCATTATTAGTAGCTTCTTTGAGCTTACTATACATAGCTTCTGCTATAAGTAAATTAATATCACCTGTTACTTTAGCTGTCACGTTTTCTACCCTTCATAGAAGTAATAGGATCTCTCCATACTTCATAATCATCATTTGCGTTAGCACTATTCCAATCAAAAATAGTTCCGGCACTATTATTTAATAGAGCATCTTCACCTATTTGATAATGACGATTCCAAATAATATTATCTGAATCTAAATTATCCCATACAATAACTTTAAACGGAGTTTTGACTTTTTGATAGTCTGGAGTTCTTCTCTCTGCGTATGCAACTTTTAATTGTCTAGGTTTAATTTTAGCATTCTGAATGAAGGATGAATATCCGTTTATTTCCCAACCTTCACTATCTAATCTATATTGATTAATCTCATTCCAAATTCTTTCATAAGCTTCAATATCTTTATACTCTGTACCATCCTGATCTTTAAATGTTAAAGTACCATCAAGTCTCATAGCTAGGTTAAGATCAGAAGCTTTCTTAAAACTCATTTCTCTTTTTCTATCTGTATTAAACCACTTAAATGTTCTGGTATCATTAGTTGATTTAAGCCTGCCATAGTCAATAGCTCTATAAACATTAGATTCACTGTCACTCCATCTTAAGTGAAAACCAACTGGTAAATCTGAATCATATACGTTGTACAATTCATTGATAGGATCAATGAATTTTGTAGAAGCTATTTGTACTGGGTCATAGCTTCTTCTAGTTCTAGATTCTTTCTTATAAAAATCTTGAACGGTGTTATTATATTTTTTAAAGTTATCTAATAGTTGTTTTACATAACCAGAACCATCAGAGTCTTGAGAAGTAACACTCTTGAGAAGTTCATCAGAATCATAATTTAAAGTAGAATCGTAAGCTCCATCATAATCTACTTCTTCTTTTCTAACTAGACCAACAGGTTCAAAATCAAACCAGCTTGTACCGTATTCTGATACAATTGCTTCATCGTAACCTCTTTCATAGTTACTAGCTCTTAAAGCATACATATTTTGATTTGTTTGCTGATAGAAAAGAAAACTGTTAGATTCATATCTTGTATTATCAGCAGTTACTCTATTTTCGAGATCAGGATCCGAATAATGGTCTAAAGCTGTATCAAAAGTGAATTTAGTATCTTGAACTTCTCTACTTGATTCAGCAGTAACATTAATATTCACAGGAGTAATCTGATTAAGATTTGTTTCACCTAATAAAATCATACCAGCAGGGTGGAGAGTTTTCTTAATTTTATCTCTCCAAAGACTAATTGAAAGATTACTTTGAATAATATAAGTGTAATTTGAATACAAATAATTATCTTGAATAACACCACCTGATAAAGAGTTTAGAAAACCGTCTTCATTGATAAAAGTCTTAGTACTTTCAGAGAAAGCTTTTAACTGTGCTTCAAATCTAGCTCTATTATGAGATGCAATAACCCCTGTCAAAGGTTTCTTATTTCTTACAGCTACCTTACCTGTAGCTACATTGTAACCCGCAACTCTTAATATTCTGTTCTTAGGTATATCAAATAATTCTAAATCACTATCAGTAGGAAAAAGAGTATTTTCGTATTGAGCTATAGAAATATTTTTCTTTGTTGAATCTATTCTGTTTACTAAGCCAAAATAACCAGTATTAGTCCATATTGCTATTTCACTATCTACTCCTAATCTAGGATCCGTAAAGTCATTTCTCCAATTAAATGTATAATCAGAATCATTGAATTTATAGTTATTAAGTAAGTTGTAATGATAACTATCAAGTTTATTGATAAACTTGCTATAAATTCTTACTTTAAATCCTTGATCACTATCTTCTGTAACTTCATAATTTAATCTATTTGCTTTGGTTTTCCATGACGTAGTAGCTAAAGATAATCCTTGATCAGAATCAATTTTGTATTCAGAATCTATCCAGTTGAAATTTTCACTATCAAAATCTATAGGTAAAGTAATAGTTCTAATTTTATATCTTAAATCATCACTATCATAATTTATTACCTTATTAGCTCTAATAGTGATATCGATTCTATCTGAGTCATTTAAGAATGAATCATTTACTTGTCTTAGATATTGAATGCTTACTACTTGACCATTATCAAAATTAACAGGACTTTCTGTTACAATATTCATAGGTGCAGTTATAGAGATATCACTCGCATTGTTAAAATAACCTCTATCAAAAATATTCAGCTTTGCGATTGTACCAATATTTGTAGAAACAGGAGAAAAGATAGCTCCCTGACCTGATACAGGTGCTTTACTGTAAGGTAAACCTTGATTAGAAGTAGAGCTAGCAGTAATTTTTAAATTAGGCAGCGCTCTATAACTACCACCATTAGTAATAGGGACAATTACGTTTTCAAAATCATCTGCTAAAAAACCGTTGTTTAGTTTACCTGTTCTAACTTTAAAACCATCTACTTCTGTTATTCTACCATTACTGTCAACAGCTGATATTAAAGCTGTACCACCAGTACCATCACCTGGTGTAGCAGGAGAGAACTCAAATAAGTCGTTGACTTTATAGAACTCACCTCTATCTCTAAAGTGAATACCTGTTACAGATCCTGGATTAACAGAATCAACAATAATATTAAAATTTTTATTAGCAGATATAGATTTTACTCTAATAACATCACCAGGAATATAACCAGGTGCATTTTGTTTAGTTGTTATACCTGTTAAAGATAACATCGGTTTAACATCAATAAAAATTGTTGTATCGTTTTGATCTGTTATTCTGTATGTCTGTGATGAGTCAAACTCATACGTAAAGTTTAGCTGTACTTGAATGACCTGCTGCTTATCACTATCACCTGTTTTACCCAAAACTTGACCGCTTAAAGAAGTAGCTATATCTGAATCAGTAGAAAAATTATCATCAGAATGAGATATAGGTGCTAGAGTAAAATCTATATCATTAAGTTTAGAAGCATTGTTTACAACTCTAAAAGTTACTAACGGAAAAGCTAGATACTTTCCTTCTGAAGCTTCTATAATATTCTCTCTAGTTTCAAAAAGATCAATATCTTCATCATACAACATTCTAAAGAATAATTCAAAAGACTTGGGTGAACCTTTAGCAAGATATAAATCTCTTATCTTCTTAACTAAAAATCTATCTTTTACTTTAGAAGTTTCAATAGCAATAGGTAGTACTTCGTTTTTAAAATATTTAAAATATTTGTCTAAAGTACTGTCAATATCTTTATACTGAGCAGCATTGCTAATTATACCGCCAGGGTTATGAAGCTGTTTAAACAAATCTTTTACGTTTTTAGATTCACTATCGTTTCTTTTTTCAAGAAACTCATAATAAGCTTCAATAAACAGTTTAAATTTATCATCTGACTCAGAGATAAATTCAGGTAAGTTATCGCTTATAAAAGGTTTAAGTACTTTATCCATTAGATACTACGTGATATGTTTAAGTTTTTAATAGTCGCTGTTTCGTTCTTTTCTAATACATCTACAATTGAATCATCAGTAGCTACTTGTAGAATAATATTATTGTCTGCTTGAACATCAAACGAGTCCGGTATAACTGTAAACTCGATTGTTGTATCAGTAGGATCGAAATCTTGAATAGTTATGGCACCGGTTTCATAATTAATTGTCCCTGCGTTAGGTTCTACAGTTATTTTTTTGTCATCTACTATATCGAAAAGTCTTATATTACCAAAACCGTCTTCATCAAAACCTGATTGATTAGTTCTTCCTTCTCTTAAGAATAGATTAGTTGAAAGTATACCACCATTTGCAGAATTAAATCCATCATTAGGATGGTAAAGTTTATTATTATAAGTCCAGTTATAGAAAGCTAAAGTTCCACCAGTTACTTTATTATCAACTCTTAATGAAACTCTAGTATTAGAACTTTCTATAGCACTGTCAAGATCTTGAATTTGAGAAGAAAGATAAGATTCTCTAAAATTGTTTAAAAACTCTCCTAAGTAAACGGTGTTTAAATTACTTAATAAACTAGTAATTCTAGCTTTTAATGCTGCTCTATTTGTTACTAGTTTAGTATCATCATAAATAGCTACTGTCTTTAAAACTACTTTAAGAATAAACGGGTCAACAAACTCTGGTCTTACAGTTACAACACTTGACTTGTTAAGTATGGTTGTTAAAAGTGTATCTTTAGTTGATGCTGTCAGCTTATCGCCTGATTTAGGTTTAATAGCAATAAAAACTTTACCAGGTTGATTTACTTTTTCACCACCATAGACATTGATTGATTGAATGTCGGAAAATTTGTTTTTAAGTAATGCTGAATAATCGTTTTCTGTAACAGCTCTGAACTGAGCTTGATACCAATGAGGAGCATTATCTTTAATCTCTTGAATAGACTCAGGGCTTTGACCGTTTTGAGATATATTAGGTGTACCTGAAATGGTAATATCTGTTCTACCTGGAACATTTACAGAGAAACTTTTGACACCATTTGCAGCTTCTCCAGATGATTGTAAAAATGTAGCAATAATTTCATCACTTATGTTAAGTTTTTTACCTATTACATTATTACCAAAAATAATTTTTAAAGTTCTATCTCTAGTTTCTTCAACAAAATATAACTCACTGTTTCTGTTTTGACCAACAATACCTTCTTCTTCAGGAGTAACTTGATTAAACTTAGTACCGTTAACTGAAACTGTTAAGGTGCTGTTATCAATATTAGTGTATCCTAGATCGAATGCAGGAAACTCTGTAGTTTTATCAGTATGCACAAATCTTTGAGTAAACAGTTTACCTTCAAATACATCAACAGTAATGGTATTGGAACTTTGAGCAGAACTAAAGTTTACAGTATAATCTTGTATAGTATAAAAATTAAAAGTTAAACTACCACTTGTAGCTTTAAATAAACTTCCAGCGGGTATAACAAAAAAACCTTCATTTGATAATCTAGGAACGTTTAATTTAATTTTTGTTGTAGAACATTTAGCAGTTCTTGGTAAATAATTTAAACTTTTAGCTAATGAAACTACATTTGATCTTACTAATGCAGTATCAATAAATGATTCATTAAGCATAAAATTAGCTGCTAATGAGTTGTAATGGGTATTATAAGCTAAAATATCCATTAATAAGTTTAAACCTGAACCAGCAAATTCATAATCTGCAAATTCAGGCCTATTCTTAAAATAGGTTATCATATCATCTTTAATAGATTGGAAATCTAAATCACTAACTACTGGTCTATTGTCCATTATCTAAGCCTTTTAAGTACTGTTTCAAAATCAGTAACAATATTTTTGCTTAATATTCTATATTGTAAGTTAATATGATAAGCATTCTGATCTTGTAAATCTTCTATGAATAAATTAAGAATTTCTATTCTAGGTTCATGATTTTGCAAAGTCTCTTTGATAGCGCTTCTTATTTCTTCAATAGTAATAGGATCCGCTAACTCAAAAAGTAAACCTCTAATATTACAGCCAAACAAAGGATTGAAAGGTCTTTCATAATAATTTGTATTAATCAAGTTTTTTACGCTTTGATTAATCGCATTTACATCAGACTTAGTTCCTATATCTCCTGTTATTGGGTTATTTGAAAAAGAGATATCAAAATCTTTAAATACATTTTTTGTTTCAAACGTTTGTTGTGCCATGTTTTATTTATTTAGATAAATACAATTGATAGAGCTCTTTACATGTAAAGGTATGATATATGTCTGGTAGAAAAAACCACGGAAACAACGCAAAAAGGTTTGACGTAAACGCTTTCTATGCTAATCTTAGAAAAGCTAAAGTATTAGAATTACTTGATAAAGACGGAAACACCCCATACGACTCAGATGCTATAGACAACAGTGTATGGGAATATGCTGCATACCTTTACAACGATATTAATAACTTAGGAATTCTATCATATTTTGATTCAGATTCATTTAGACATGATTCAGATGGTAGTGGAGAAAATGGTTTTGGTGATCCTATCACTAGAACAGCAGCGGTTACTAAAGTTTATAATCCATTAAGACGTTTTCTATATTCAGTAGATAATCAAGATGGTATTGACGATTCTGATGATGTTATTACTTCTGGGTTTAGAAGAAAATATTATACACTTCCTATGTCCGATTCTGAAGGTACTTTAAGACATGTTAATATCTATACGATTCTTAAAGCACACTTTAATAGATGGTTAAAATATGATCCTTATGAAAGACGTTATATAGCAAAAAGAGTGTTTGATGTACTGAATGCAGATTCAGATATGAGATACGATTTTGCTAGAATGACTGTTGTAGCTTTCGAAGAAGATTCTGATCTTATGAGAAGAGTAGTAGAACAAGTAAGTAATGTTCTACAAAGCGACTCTGAAATAAGAAACGAAATGGTTTTAACTACCATTACAGCTTTTCAAAATGATTCAGATGCAGCTAGAAGTTTAATTGATATTATTCATAATGTTTATCAAACAGACTCTGATAGAAGAGTTACTTTAATTAATCATGTGATGACAGGTTTTGAGAATGACTCAGACTCTGCTAGACGTTTTGAGCAAATAATTAGTAATGTATATCAAAACGATTCTGATACTATAACTAATTTAGTTACTCTTATTAATAGAGTATATCAACATGATTCTGATAAAATAAGTCAGATTGTAACTTTAATCAATAGAGTATATCAAAACGACTCAGATAAAATTAGTAATTTAGTTACATTAATTAACAGAGTATATCAAAACGATTCTGACAAAGCAATACATCTTACTCAAACTATTGTTAATGTGTTAGAATCTGATTCAGATTCTGCTAATAAGCTCACAGAAGTAATTCTAAATCAAATAGAGAACGATTCTGATTATCAGACTATTTTCAGTACTATCTTAAATTCAACACCTATTACACAACTTATACCAGGTAGTTCTACAACTAACACTTTCTTAGGTGATTCTGATCATCACTTCCATTTTGGTTTCATAAACAATTTAGTTGTAGATAGTGAATTACGTATTACAGATGGCACCGTAGTAGTTGATAGTGATTCTACATTAAAGATAGAAGGTGACATAGAAATAGACAATGTTAAGTTAAAACATGCTATGTTATTTTCTATTAAGAATGTAAGTGGTGATCCTGTTATGCAAGGTTACTTATTATCACCTCAAGATTCAGAAATAATTATTTAAGATAAGAATAACTCTTTTTCGTCAGCTCTTCTTTTAACTAATCCTTTGAGTACTTTACCACCTGCTCTACGCCATTTCCAGAACTCATTCGACGCGCCTTCATAATCCCCTCTGTTGAGTTTCGATCTGAGCGTACTCGATTGATAGTTTCCAAGACCCACGTTAAATGAAAAAGACACCAAAGCGTCAAATTGACCTTGCGAAAGACTGACTTTTGTGAGTCTTTCGATACCATCTTCAAAACGGATAAGATCATCATACAAGATTTGATCAATCTCTTCATCTGTGAACTCCTTATTCCATTCTTTTGGTAACTTTTTACCATCACCAATAAGATGACCTACACCTACAGTCCACAACCCAATTGGATCTTGATAAGGTTTACGAACAAACCCCTCATGGTGTTTAATCATCTTAATGCACTTATCGCTTACCTTCATTTTTTAACTGCTCTAGAACCAAACCAGAAAGCAATAATAGCAGCGAATATAGCTTGTGTTTCTTCTGACCATAGAGTCTCTGTTACAGCGGCTACATCACCACCATCACGAAGTACCACATAAACTGCTACTCCTTCTACAAAAAAGAAAAGTAAGAAAAACAAATATGTGATTACAGGTCTAACAGAAGAACGCATATTGTTAACCCAAGTAGATGCATGGGCAGCTGACTTAGTATCATGTTCTAATAAACCTATCTCTCTTTGAATTTCTGATTGTAAGAGCATCGCTTCTGCTTTAGCGTTTTGTAATCTTTCTTCTCTTTCGATCTGAAGAGCCATTACTTCCAATTCATGCTTCTTATCTTTACCATCCTGCCATGTATCCAATAATTTAGGTACAAAAGAAGTACCAAACCCTAATGCAGTTGAAATAATAGTTGATATCATAATAAAACTCCTTTATATATTTATTAACTATTAGCAATATCATACCAGTCCCTAGTACTTGGTAATATATCAAATCTTTGATTATCTGTTGCAGCTTTATATTCTAAATATAAATCATGATGTTGTTGTGCAATAAGCATAGCTTCTGGTATTAAAATACCAAAGAAATTAGCTGCTCTGATACTACTCATTGTTGGAATAGTAGCTGATGGTCCGTAAGTATCAGTATAAATCCAAGCACGAGTCTTTTTAAACTCAAAATAATTTTTCATATAATTTTCTGATCTACCTTCAGGTGTAGTTCTCCAACTCCAATCATCGACTAATTCTGCACCATTATTTCCTAATCTAGGATCAGTTGGTGTACCGATATACTTAGTTGGAGTTTGTAGTTCGTAACCTGTATCAAGTATCTTATTTTCTGGCATTTTTATATCACCAAAAACTGCAATAACACCTCTAGAGCTACTGTCAGCTAATACAGTTATATAATGACCTATAACAGAATAATAAAATTGTATTTCATTATCAATTTGTTCTTGTTCTAAGTTAGCTGATATAAACCTTTCATAAAAATCTAAATCATCTTGACTTAAACCTGCATCAAAACCATACTCTCTTACTTTTTGAGTATCAAGAATACTAATACCTCTTTTAATACCCTCATCTGTATTTCTATATTCTTTTAAAGTTGATTTCATAACCTTATATTGTTCTTTAGATCTAAATTCATCTTTATAGAACTTACGCATTTTTTTACTTTCAAGGTAATTTCTTGCTTCAAAATTAGGATATTGTTTAGGCAATTCTAGAGATATATTTCCAAAAGGACCTGTTAAAGAATCAACAAATTTAGATACTATTAATTTATTTGACGCTATAATATCTTCTTCAATTTTATCCAAAGATCTAGTAATAGGTTTTACTTCTTTAGAAACCGGGTCTACAACAGCTGCTTCTGGTTTAATTGTTTCAATGGGCTGTTCTTTTGGTTTTACTATTGTTTCTTCAGTTTCTATACTTGTAGTATTTGATTGTTCAGAGGTAGGTTCTTTAACTTGAGGTGGCTTTGCTTCTACTTCTTTCTTACCTCCTCTAGTGGTAACTTCCGTATCTTCTGGGAAGACTTCACACAAGTCTAACTGACTAATAGGTGTGGTTGAGGTAAATGCAAGAGGGTCCTGAGCTTGTAAGTTAGGTATTAAACTTGCAGGGTCTGTTAAATTTATACCACTTGTAAATTCACTTAAAGCACCTGCAGCTATATTAGAAATTGCGCTAGCTGGATCTTTTGCAAAAGTGTTAATAGCATCTAAAGCATTTAAAGCATCTGTTAAACCACCTATGTTAGTATTTGTTCCTAGTTCAGAAAAAGCGTTATTATTAGCAACTTGAGGAGTAGGAGGTGGTTCTTGAATACCGTATTCTTCTCTAAGTTTTTGAGCTGTAGCTTCCACTTCAGGAACAAATTCTAAGAATGTATCTATTATTTCCTTCGCTAAAGAATTAAATTGTTTAGGATTTTCTTTTGAATCAATTAGTTTTTGCAACTCTTCTTGAAGACTCTTTTTAGGATCTGTATCTTCAATAAGAATAGTCCATCTTACTCTAATTCTATTACCTTCAGTTTCTACCAAGTATGGCCAGTCAGTATCATCGTTTGGTGTTTCTATACCGTTAGACTCTAATGTTGCAAGTCCATTTAAGATAGCTCTTCTATAACTACCGTATTTTTGTAGATATACCGCATCATTTCCTACTATAGTGCTTTGTTTAGAAAATAGAAAAGTAGGACCAAGCCAGGGTGATGTCCATTTCTTTTTCTTTTCATCCCATATTTCAGGTGAGTTTATTCTTTTATATGATTTAGATGGTAATGCAATAGGTAATATACCAGTTAATGTATATTCAACATATCTCTTTTTTGCTTCTACTTTTACATTATTAATCTTTGTGTTTACTTCTGTAGTAGTCTCAGTCATTTTAGCAAGATTAGCTTTTGTAGCCGCGCCACCTTTAACTAAGTTTGCGAGTTCTTTTTCTTTCTTTTTAATCTCCTCTAGCTCTACACTAGTTACACATCTCTTCTTAGCCATTGTTAACCCCCTGCAAACACATTAGGAGACCCAGATGCAGAAGCATTAGGTACCCAAGATCCGTGGCCGCCTGTAGAGTCTCCTTGTCTATGTACACCTATTCCATTAACAAAAACAGTACCGCTTCCACCTGTAGCAGGATCACCACAACTAGTTGCATCTCCAATTCTCACTGTACTAGCATTATTAGTAAACACATTTGATGAACCTGAAGCATAAGCCGTTTGATGAAACGGGTTAGGTGTTGGTGATGCATGTCCTACGTGACTGTCTAATCCTACTCTAGTTACTGCTGGCATTAGTTAAGATCTATCCTCGCTGCATCTACGTCTAAGTTACCAGTAATCTGGGTAGTTTGATCACCAGTAATAGTTTCACTTACATTACCACCTACTGTTTCAGTAATATTTTTATCTACATTAATTATTTGATTTTCTGGGGTTTCAATAGTCATGTCTTTTCCTGATATAATAGTCATAGTACTCATAGAAGTAGTTGAATGAGCTTTAACAGAAATTTCATCATGATTACCCATTACAAATTTGGTTGAATCTCTATTAATAGTAAGATCTTCATTTCCACCTATAGTTGTTTTTCTATCCGAATCAACTATTCTAGTTTCCATTCCACCAACTCTTTGAACATAATCTACTTTAACATTTGAACCAAAATCTTTACCTATTTCTGTAAAATCAGAATTGTGTATTTTACTATGTCTACTACCTCTGTTAATTCTTTCAGTTTTATTACCTTCAACTTCTAAGTGATAATTACCCTTTACCAAGGTTCTCATATCACCTTCAACAGTAATGTTAAGATTACCTTTTACGAACATATTATTATTTTTAAATGTTACTTCGTAATTATCACCTACAACAGTAGTTGCCATATCGCCATTATGTAACATTTCATAATTAGTTCCTGAATTATGAAACTGTGCAATTCTTGTTGCACCTGGTGTATCATCCACTTCTAATACATGACCAGTTTCAGATTGTGTAACTTTATTAAAAGGATATACAGGTTTTTCACCACCATGTACGTCTGGATAATCCCATGTGTTTCTAGAATAGTAAGTATCACTTTTATCATCTACTAAAGAATTTACTCTAGGTGGAACAGCAGTTTCTACTCCTGTTACTCTCTGATTTTCTCTAGCTGTAAAACTAGGATCAATCTCATAAGTAGATGTTCTTGCATGCAGAGGTTGATCAGTACTTGTAGTATAAACTGGATTTACACCTGTACTATCAGAATATGTACCTTCTGGGTCTAAAGTATTAGGTTGAGAAGGAAGTACACCCATAACTAAAGGCTGTTGCATATTTTTACCATCAGTAAAGAAGCCTACAACCCAGGCACCTTCTACAATACCTGTAGCTGATTGTCCTACTGAACCTGTACCGGCACTATTAGAAGGTAATATCATACTAGCCCATGGTAAATCATTTACAGATAACTCTTCTTTAGGTACGTCATGAATACCAAAACATCTTACCTTAACTCTACCCATTTCTTCAGGGTCGTTTCTATCTTCTACAACACCTACAAACCATACCATTTCGCCTGAATACATCATTGTTCGCTACTCTCTAATTGTGACTCTTTACTTAAACCTAACAGCATATTATGTTCATCTCTACTGTAGATATCTCTTTTTGATGTAATATAATACTTACCTGATACTCTATTATCAATTCTTTTATTTTGTTCAGATTGAGGCTCAGGTGTAGCAATTTCAAGTTCAATAATTTGACCCACGTCTATTAAAAAATTACCTACAACTTCAATTGTTAAGCTCTGTGATCCGTCAATATTATTGACTTTAATTTTACTTATATCATTACTTTTATTAATTGTTCCATCACTATGAATGTTACTAGTTAATATGTCATATTTTGTTAAAGCTGGTTCATACGCATTTGATTTGTATTGTGGAAAATTATTTAAATGGTTTTCTTTATCAAAATTAGTAAAATAGTTATATACTACTTTATTGTTTGTCTTAGCAATAATATCAGGAGAATAAACTATACCTGATATCTTACCTTTTCTCATACTTTCATGAATATTAAATTGATTATTATAGGTTAGTTTTTTAACAGCTCTTAAAGCTAGCTCAGAGTTAGGAGCTTGTTGTTCTCCTTTTGTACCTACAACTAAATTATAGCTATATTTAAATGCTGGTCTTTCACCATAATTATCTAAAGCTTTCTCTACAGGCATGAAGTTATAATTTAATTTTGAATCTTGAAAAAATTTAAATCTAACTTGGTCTTTGGTCCAAACAGCTTTACCAGCTAACCAGTTAAGTGTATGTATTGGAGACCAGTTTGGAACTACAACTTTTGTACTATTAGAACTTGGTTCAAAAGTGCCTATAGTGTCTACATCTGTTGCAAATTCATCAAATACTTGTCTTGCTATTTCACTTATATTACCATTATATGATTTTATAATTCCTGCGTGTAAAGAAGTAAATGCAAAATGAGAGATGCACTTTAAGCTATACCCTCTTTGACTATCAAAGTTAGACATCTTTTCTAAACTAATTACCTTTAGAAAAAACTCTCTAGTCTCATCATTAGAACTTAAAGTAATAGATACATTATCTCCACCAGAGATTTTATATCTTTCAAAAACGTTTTGACTATCCATTATTAAAAGATCAACTGCAGTAGTATCACCATTAATAAAAGTGTTAACGTTTAGTTCTACAAATAAATCAGACACATCAACTTTAGTAACACCATTACTGATTATTACTTCATCTACTTTTATTCTACCCGGATAAAATTGATAGTCTAAATTACTCATTTGTTAATTTTCTTAACTCTTTTTCCATTTGCTGCACCAAATTTGAATTCGGTATTATAATATCTCTTTTCGCTTCGTTTAAATTAAATTCATAAGTAAATATAGAAACAGGAGTTAAGGTAGGTCTGGTGTATTGTCTATTAAAAGCATCTTTTGTTTCACCAAACTTAGTATCAAAAGAATAATAATTACCGTTAGTGTCTTCAAAATGATGTGGTCTGTATTTTACACCGTGTACACCATCTGAGTCTTCGAAATTATTAGAAGTTGAACCTGTAAAATAAATTAACTCTCTAGTATCTACATCTGAAAGAGTAACTTCTGAATCATTAGGTTTTCTTTGTACTCTATATTTTTCTAATAGAAAACTATCTAACTGTCTTGAAGTTTTAGGCCAGTCATTATAAAGATTCATAATATTGTTAGCTAACATTATACACCAATGAAACTTAACTGTTCCATAAGTATTAAAACTTATGTGTTCTGGTGTTTCGTTTTCTTTTACATAATATGGTTGAAAGTTTGTTTGATCTAATAAAACTTTATCTAAAAGAGTTAATCTTGTAGAAAGATTTTTAAACAACCTTACTTTATTATCAGGAAATTGATATTCAATGTAGTTAAAATTATTAAAGTAGCTCATTATACACCACCATTACCACCAGGTCCTGAAGGTTCAGCAGCCGTACTATTACTACCCACACTACCTGAAGTACTATTTTCATTTCCAAATATATCCCCAGCTTTTTTATTATCAAAAGACCCGGTTCTGTAAAGAGGTTCAATTTCAACAAACTGCAATCTAACAACTACTTCCATGGGAGCACCGTCATTAAACGTAGAGTTTTGTGTTTCACCGCCATAAGCTACATCTACACTTTGCAAAAAACAGTTTTTAGGTTGCATATGAAACTCCAAAGGACCACCTTGACGCATATATTTTATTTCCCATTGACATGGTACTTCATAAAAACCAATGTTTGAAGAATTGTCCCTTGCAGGTAGCATATAGAATAAAAACGTATCACAGATATCTTTTATAACTGCTGATTCGTTACCATTTTTTGGCATCATTCTAAATTCATAACTGAACTGTCTATGTAAAACACTATTAAAGACTTGAAAAGAAAAGTTGTTAGTTACTCTATTAGTAGCTATACCGGTGATAGCTCTTCTGTTTCCTGAGCTAATTAAATCTTGCATAGTACCTGCACCAATATTACCTAATGCTTCCAGTGTACTAATGTTATCTAAGTTACTTGCAGTTTTAACAGCTTGTATACCAATACCACCCAATGCAGCTGTTTCGTAATCAACACTTGAATTAGTTTCTAAATTTTGAGGTAAATATAAGTTAATACTACCAGCAGTTTTTAATTCATCTGGTAAAGTTTTTAATCCAAAGTCTAGAGTAGTACCTGTAATGTCTGCAAATCTACCTATTAGATTACCAGCAGCTCCAAAAACGTTTTTAACAGATAAGGGAGCAGAAGTTAATGTATTAACAGTATTTGAAACAGCATTAGTTAACCCTGCTGCAGTTTGCGCTATACCACCTACACCTGCAGCTATTTGACCTGTAATATTAGATACGCTTGGATTAAGTCTAGAATAAGCTGGGTTGTTTGCTGGGGGATTAATACCATTTGTACCTTGCATTAAGTTTTCTGTACCACCATATTTCATAACTTTAGGCACAAACCTAATATAATTAGGAACATCTGTAGTACCTAAGTTTTCTGGAAACCTTAAAGATTTAAAACTAAACCCTGACATATAAATACCTCGTATAGTGTATTTAATAAAGAAAATGGCATATAAAGGCAAATTTACAACGTTTGAAAATCCAGAGAAATATATTGGTGATAAAGATAATGTAATATACAGATCTTTATGGGAACGTAATGTCATGCGCTGGTTAGATACAAACCCCAATATTGTCGAATGGGGTTCAGAAGAGATGTCAATTACTTATGACCATCCTGTAAGAGGTGGTACTGCAAGGTATTTTCCAGACTTTATCTTTAAACATAAGAATGGGGAAGTAAAGGTTATTGAAGTTAAACCTTTTAAACAAACCAGAGAGCCAGGCAAACCTAAACGTCAAACACAACAATATGTAGAGTCTGTAATGACATACGCTGTTAATCAAGAAAAGTGGAAAGCAGCAAAAGAAGTCTGTAAAAGAAATGATATTGTCTTTGAGATATGGACAGAAGTAAAACTTAAAAAGCTTGGTATACTTAACTGGGAAACAGACAAAGGTGTGCTATTATCAGAATCTAAAAATAGTAGTAAACCTAAAATGCAACATCTTACAACTAAGAGAAAACCTAGACCTAGACCTAAAAGAAGGTCTTAAATTGCTGGATCAGCTGATCCGTCATCCATAACAGTTTGATTAGGTTGTGGTTTTAACTGAATAGCCATATTATTATTAATTTGTTGTTGAGAGAACTGATTAAAGTTCGAACCACCCAAACCAAAAGCTAAACCTGTTCGAGCACTCTCAGCTTCTCTTCTCTCTCTTCTATATTCTTCTTCAGTTAATTGTCCGTTTTCATTCATCTTTGCTAAAGTTTGTAAGTATTCATCATAACTTCTACTTGACTTAATAGCTTGTTGATCTAATCTAGCTACTTCAGCTGCTCTTGCTACTTCTTCTGGATCATCTTTTATGCCCAGTTTAATTAAAATAGAGTCAACAGAATCAGAAACAAAATTAACTATCTTATCTAAAAAACCAGTTAGACTATCAATAATTGGCTGAATACCTGCTACAGCAGTATCAAATTGTTGTTTTACCCATGCATCCATTTTTGAAGCTATAGCATCTACATCTTTAGCATCATACATACCAAAAGTAAGTGTTTTAACAATACCATCTGCAATATCGTAAATTACTCTATCTACTAACTTAAAAACAGCCATAAGTTTATCACCCAAACTATCAGCCGAACCCCAGTCCTGGCTAAACTCAGACAATCTGTTACCTATGTTAAAGATAGCGTTTATTATACCACCTATTAACCCTGCTGCAGCTACTAAAGGTGCAGCACCTGCTATCATAGAACCTCCGCCCAGGACAGCTGCTATTTTACCAATAGCAAGAAATACAGCACCAATTTTACCTGCAGCAGCAAGTATACCTGCACCAACTTTTAAACCACCTAAAATAACAATTAATTTACCAATATCAGATTCCCATAAGTTACTAACTACTTGACTAAGGCTTGTATAAATTTCTTTCATTCTTCCAAAGAAACTATCATTATTACCATCACCTTCTTTACCTATCAGTTCACCAATATTTTGAATTATATTTTTTATTGGAGGTAAAGAATCTCTCATTCCTTTAAATAAAATTGACAAGTCTTTTTCTAAATAATTTGCTATCCATTCAACGTATCCGTTTATATCTCTAGCTAAAGCACCGATACTATTTTCATCCATTCCTAAGAAACCACCTATAACGCTTGCAAGCGCAGAGGACAATCTTTCTGTCCAATCAATAGGAACATTTTCAAAATACTTATCTGCTTTATTCCACCCTTCTATAAATTTTATAAAACCTACTGTAGCTAACCCTAAACCTAAAGACTTCTTAAGAAAATCCCAAAAACCTCCAGCTTTTTTGCCTAATTTATCTAAAGCTAACGATTTTTTTAACCCTTTTAAAATGTTTTTTATAGCTTTAGAATCTTCTCTCATAGAAGCAAAACTTCTAAAAAACTCAAATTTAAAATCCACACCTAAAAATTTAGTTAAAGCGCTTTGAGTACCTTCACCTGAAGTAGTAACATCTTTAAGAGTATCAAAAATTGATATAGCTTTTTTAAGTTGAGCTCTTTGATCTTTAACGGCTTTGGATTGTTCTTCTGTTAAGGTTTTAAACCTATCTGCAGGGAAAGCTTTCATGCTAGTTTCATACATATCTTTAACTTGAGCTTCAGTATTATTCTGCTCTTCAAGTTTTTTACTAATATCTTTTAAAACTTTTAATTCATCATCAGCCATTTTTGTTATTTCTATTCCTTATTTTTTCATTTTCTTCTTCGATGTGTTGTTTAAGAAGAGCTAAGTAAATATCCCTCTCCCACGGCATCATATCTTCTATTTCATGTACTGACCAATTATGGTGTTGTTTTAAATTAAAAATTAAATGATAATACTGCAAAAGGTTAATATGAGAGAGGCTTACGAGAAAAAATCAGATAGACCCTCCATTTTTAAATTGTTATTAGAATTGCAATATTTACAAGAATAATTTACTTCATGACTTAACTTAGGAATACTAGCTACATAATCTTGAAGATTAGCAAATTGATCTGCTGTAAGTTGTTCAATAATATCTAACACGTCTTGAACATCAGTAGTATTAACCTCAATAACTTCCTCTCCATAATAAACTTTATAAACTAACATGCTTACAAATTTAAGAATACCTTCTGTTGTATTTTCTATCTGATTAACCATGTCAATATCTGGATCTCTCATTTCAAAAAAAAGATCATCAGTTACTTTAATTTTATTATTTCTATCTTCTAAATTAATAACTTTTACACTATCTAAATCAACTACAACTTCGTTTTGAGTTTCACACTCTGGGCATTTGGCTCCTATTTTAGCAGTTTCACCAACTGACTTAGATCTGATTTTTAAGAATAAATATTCTACATCATAAGATGTCAAATTGTTCACTTCTTCTCCGACTAAACAATTCATCATTACTCTTTTTAAACTTTCAACCATTTGGTTTTTATCTTCACTTTCGGAAGCTATAAGCAGTACTTTTTCATCACCTACTTTGAACGGTTTAATTTTAACTTCTTTATTTGATGATGGTACCACCTCACTGTATAAAGGGGTGTTAAGTTTAATATTTTTTAACTGGCTCATTATTTTATCCTCTCATAATTATGATACTTAAACGTAATAGTTAGTCTAAGTAGATCGCCCTCAGTAGATACAAGCTCTTGTACACCAACGTTAGTTGGATAAACTTCGTTAAACCTGTATTCCGCAACTTCTTTACTCCAGCTTTGATTATATTTTATAATCTCTATCCTACTAGTGTAATCTTGATAATAAGAATGTCTTTTAGAGGATGGATTAAAAATTAAATCTTGCCAGTTTTCAAAAAATCTTCTTTCTCTTAAATCTTCAGAACTGTAATATACAACAGTAAGATCTCCATGCTGGTGTCTAATACCATATTGTCTCGCTTCACCATAGTCTCTATATTCTGTACTTAGAATGTCTCTTCCTGGTATTTGACATGACTCACAAAATAAAGATAGAGCTTCTGTCTTACCCCTCTGATTAGTAAGCAACCCTCCAAGAGTTGGTACTTCTAAATTAGTACCTAGAAAAGTATTACCTACATCTAATATATTGTTTATTCCGTTAACAGCATTATCTAAACTATCTAAACCGGGTAAGTTAATATTAGTTTTAAGCGGACCTTTTGATAATAAATTACTTAAGATATTACCGGTTGATGTTAATCCTTTGGGAGGGTAAATAATGCTTTGCCAGCGGTTATTTCTAGCTAAACCTTGACTTGATACATTTGCTTTAAATTCACCTATGTTCATAACTTACGCCTCGAATCTCTCCAAACATTTTTAATACTTTCTTTTTGAAAGCTTTCGAAGGGTAATTGAATAGCTATTTCCCATTCATCTCTAGGTATAGTAACAGGTGTAGATTTTACTTGGTTGAAAAGATATCTCTTTAAACACACTTTTGTCATGTCATTGTTTTCTAAAGCTGACGCTATCTGTTGCATTGACTTACTGTTATATTCAATCTCATAGAATAAAGCTGCTCTCATTTTTGGTGGTAAATAGTGAACGTTAGCACCGTACCAACCACCCTTTGCTATGTCTAATACTACTATCAACGGATGTGTATCATAAAATTTTAATTTGTCTTTATATTTAGGATCATATACATAAGTAACCATACTACCAGGAAAAATTCTATTAGCTCTTAAACCTTTAGTTACCCTATCAAGATTTCTAATTTTAGAATCTTTTCTAATACGTTGAGCAAACCAATTCATTGATTCCTTAGTACCTAGGGTAATCTCTGCTTTAGCTGCTAGATCTCTATATCTATTAAATAGTGTATTACTCATAAATTATTTATTGCGTTTATTATAATCATATCAGGAGATAGTTAATGGAAGATAACAGAGATGTAATTGAAGCTGGCCGTGTGGCGTGGAATACATTGTCTACAATAATGGATAACGAACCCGAACTATTCAACAAATATGACGAGTTTAAAGAATTTTATGGCTTGTTATGTGATAGATTGTTTGAAAGCGAAGGAGAAACAATGTAATGCCTGTATATAACTTTGTTAACGAACAAGGTGATATCGAGACTCATACTTTAAAGTATGCAGAGCTTGAACAATTTAAGAAAGATAACCCTCAACTTACTTACACTATAAGTACACCTAGTTTTGGTAATAGATCTATTGAAAGTGGTAGATTACCAGATGCATTCAAAGATAGAATGAGGTTACTTAAAGAAAAACATCCTAAATCTAAAGCGGTAGATCACTTAATATAATGAAAGCATTATCCTCAGATGAAAAAGCGTTCTTTGAACGCAAACTTGACGCTATTAAGGAAAAAGTAGAACTAGCAGGCGGTGAGCTTGATGGTGGCATATTTAACTTACCTACTCCTAAAGAGATCTACGAATACTTAGATAAGTATGTTGTAGGCCAAGAGATGGCTAAGAAAAAACTTTCTGTAGTAGCACATAACCATTATAAAAGACTTCTTATTTACAAGGAATCTGACTTTGAGAAAAAACTTGATAAGACTAATTTGATTATGCTTGGACCCACAGGTTCAGGTAAAACTTATCTTATTAAACAGCTAGCTGATTTTCTTAACGTTCCTTGCTTTGTAGCTGATGCTAATAGTCTTACAGCAGCTGGTTATGTGGGTAAAGATGTAGATACTCTAGTAGAAGGCTTAGTTGATGCTGCACAAGGTAACTATGATGCAGCTGGTACAGGTATTATCTTTATTGATGAATTTGATAAGATAGCTAAGAGAAAAGTGCCTGGTAGAAGTAGAGATGTTGGTGGTGAAGCAGTACAGCAAGCGCTACTTAAAATTATTGAAGGTACCAAAGTTGATATTGAACGAACTACAGGTTTTACCAAAGTAAAGTTTCAGATAGACACTTCTAATATTCTAGTTATCGTAGGTGGTGCTTTCGTAGATTTAGAAGAGATTGTAGCTAAAAGACTTAAAGTAGGTCCTACTACATCTTTAGGTTTTGGTGCTGATCTTGAAACAGACATATCTGAACTAGGATTACTACATCATACTAAACCTGAAGACTTAGAAGAGTTTGGTTTTATTCCAGAGATATTAGGTCGTATACCTTTAATTGCAACACTTAATGAATTAACGGAAGAAGATCTAGTTAACATCTTGAGTAAAGTAGAAAATAACCTAATTTATCAGTATAAAGAATTATATAAGTTTTCTGAATTAGAGGTAAACTTTGAGGAAGAATCTCTATTTGAAATTGCTAGATTGGCAAAAGAACAGAAAACCGGAGCGAGAGGATTGAAAAGCATTGTAGAGAACTTACTACTTGATAGTATGTTTGATCTTAAGAATGCTAATATTACAGCTAATGATGTCAAAAATATTCAATCACAATTGGGTAGAAATACCGAAAATAAAGCAGATTAATACTGAGGACGGAAGAAGATATGAGGTTAATGAGAAAGCTAAATATCCATCTATTACAACTGTCCTTAGTAAGACTAAAGATCTACGTCCTCTTCTCGAATGGCGTAAAAGGGTTGGCGAAGAGTATGCGCAGAAAGTTACGACAGCTGCTACTACACGTGGAACATCAATGCATAAACTCTGCGAGAATTATCTTCTCAACGAAGAATTGGATGATCTTGGTTCTACTTCTGGTGAGTTACTTTTTAGGGGAATTCGACCTTACTTAGATAGGATAGATAATGTACGAGCACTTGAATCAGGACTCTTCTCTCATAAACTACATGTCGCCGGAACTGTTGACTGCATTGCGGACTATGACGGTGAACTCTCAATTATTGACTTCAAAACAGCGCGAACTGTTAAGCGAGAGTCTTATATTCACGACTACTTCATGCAAGGGGCGTTCTACTTCACATCGTTCTATGAACTAACAGGTGAGTTACCTAAACAGATACTTATACTTATATCAGTCCAAGATGGTTCTGTACAAGAGTTTAAAGTAAGAGGTAGAGACATAATACATTGGACTGAACAGTTAAAGGAAAGGATTAAGCAGTATGAATCTTCTCAAGCCAAGTGATATTGCTAATGCTGCTACTGATATTGCTGAGTTCGTCGAAACCAGCGAACTAGCAGATAGAGATAAACAAAAGATTTTAGAGATGGTAAGAGATTTCTATACAGATAAGAACGAACATATTATTGATCAGTACTTAGCAACATTAGCTCAACGTACTATAGATAAACATTTTCCACAGACAGGATTTGAACAATAATGTTTTCATCTGATAGTGAAATACGTAAAAGAATTAAAAATTTAGCAGAAGAAATAGAAAGTTTAAGAAAAATTTCTCCTGAACTTAACTATATTGAATGTACAGTTGAAATCTGTGAACGGTATAGCATTGAATTTGAATCTGTAAAAAAGATACTACCTAAAGTAATTAAAGAAAAGATTGAAGCAGATGCTATGGAACTCAACATGCTTAAGTATAAAAGTAACAGGATAACATGACAAAAGATGGGTATGAAGTATACATTATGTACTTGGCTTTACAACGTCATTTCAGTACTAATTACGATT